TCCGTTTACTGTGACTGCGTTTGAGAAACTTGATTTATTTGGTGTGGTTGTTGCAATACCAACATTTCCGCTGAAGTAATTTTTATTGCTGACAACATAAACACCAAAGCCAGCCGCATCTGAATTTGCCACATCTAATGTCGCATATGATGCATCACTGTTTCTAAGTCTTGCGGCATTTTGATTTGCTGAACCAGTGACATAAAGAGTACCGTTGGAATCTGCACCACCAACCTGCAACAATCCAGCAGGACTATTTGTTCCAATACCAACATTGCCTCCTCCCATTATTCTCATCCGCTCAACTGGGTTGGTGGCAGTTGTTACATTTTTTGTGGAGAAAACCAGATCACCCGCTTGCTCACTGCTAAGATCAGAAATCAAAACACTGGAAATTGCCGCAAAAGGTTTTGCGCTTTGAGAACGTCCTCCAAAATGAATTTCTGTAAGACGACCCAGAGCACTTGCGTTTAGATTTACCAAACGCATGGCGACTGTGCCAGCACCAATTGTTGTTCCCGAATCAGTTCCTTCTAGTGACAACAAATCAGATGGCCCAGTTGTTCCAATACCAACTTTACCAGCCACATTCAATCCAGATCCTGTCATTTCAACACTGCCTGTGAACATATGCTTGTTCGTGAGCAATGATCCGAACTGACTGCTACCTGTGATATATTCAACAGAACCAGTTATGGTCTGAACATATAGATTTGTAACAACAATGTTTGAAGCTGTGATGTTTTGGGTAACATTAAGTGATCCTGTTACCAATACATTCCCATTTATATCAAGAGTCGCTGAAGCAGATGCTGCTTTGCCGACACTTACATTTGTACCATCATCAAACAACGAGCCAGTTGTAAGCGTTGTTGAATTTGTAAATTTGGCGACATAACTTGTTGCGCCACCTGATATAGTTCCAGCACCAGATGAACCAGAAGTTCCGCTGCTGCCACTTGTGCCACTGCTACCAGATGTTCCACTACTACCTGTTGAACCACTTGTACCGCTTGACCCACTGGTTCCGCTACTACCTGTCGATCCACTGGTTCCGCTTGAACCTGATGTACCGCTTGAACCACTAGTACCACTGCTGCCCGTTGATCCACTTGTGCCACTCGAACCACTTGTTCCACTACTTCCGCTGGTTCCGCTACTTCCAGTTGACCCACTGGTTCCGCTTGAGCCAGAAGTTCCGCTTGAGCCGCTGGTTCCGCTACTACCCGTTAAACCACTCGTGCCGCTTGAACCGGACGTTCCACTTGAACCAGTCGATCCACTCGTACCACTCGAACCTGAAGTTCCACTGCTACCACTTGTGCCACTGCTTCCAGTAGATCCACTGGTGCCGCTTGATCCACTTGTTCCGCTACTGCCTGTGGATCCACTTGAACCAGACGATCCGCTTGTTCCGCTGCTTCCACTTGTGCCACTGCTACCGCTTGTTCCAGTTGAACCACTTGATCCAGATGTTCCACTTGACCCACTTGTTCCACTCGAACCAGCGGTGCCACTGATACCGCTGGTTCCACTGTAGCTTAGAGCATAGCTTGCAGTCACGGCATAACTTGCCGTGCCATTCAATGAAGCCGTCAAACTTCCACTCAAATATGCATTGCCGCCTTGATAAACTTGGAACAATGTCACGCCACCATCATCAACTCTGAATAATGGATCACCGACATTTGAAGAATCAGACAATACAAGTATGTCACCATTGTTTGCTCCAGTGAACACAACATCACCTGATGCAGATACATAAAGTGAAACATTTGTCGCGCTGCCTGTAAAGAGTATCGCTGAAGCAGTTAATACTGTATTATTTGATCCCGCAGAATTCAATGCATAACTTGCAGTTATTGCATATGATGATGTTCCATATATCTGACCAGAAACGCTGAGAGAATTTGTTATCTCAACACTACCAGTAAACATATGCTTGTTTGAAAGCAATGAACCAAATTGAGTGCTGCCTGTAATATATTCAACCGAACCTGTTATGGTTTGAACATACAAGTTTGTGACAACAATATTCGAAGCGGTTATATTCTGAGTGACATTCAGTGATCCAGTAATTATTGCATTACCATTTATATCCAATTTGGCTGAACCAGATCCCGCTTTTCCTATGCTTACGTTTGTACCGTCATCAAACAGTGAACCTGTTGTTAGTGTGGTTGTGTCTAGGAATTTTGCAACATAACTTGTTGTTCCGCCAGAAATGGTACCCGCACCAGAAGATCCGCTGGTTCCGCTGCTACCACTTGAACCAGATGTTCCGCTTGATCCAGACGTTCCACTTGAACCTGCCGCACCTGTTGCACCACTGCTTCCGCTGGTACCGCTGCTGCCACTTGTACCACTGCTGCCATTTGCTCCACTGGTTCCGCTGCTTCCACTTGTACCACTGCTACCAGATGTTCCACTGCTACCACTTGTGCCACTTGATCCACTTGATCCAGATGAGCCAGATGAACCACTTGTACCACTGCTTCCGCTAGTTCCACTGCTTCCACTCGTACCACTATAGCTTAGTGCATAACTTGCGGTCAATGCATTTAATGCATATGAAGATGTGCCAAATAATGAAGAAGTTATACTTCCATTTACAGATATACTTCCTGTAACCAGCATTGAACCTGTCAATAGCAACGAGCCAGTTATTTCCAAAGTGTCAGCATTACTTGAGAATGCAAAACTTCCTGTACTTCCATTCACTGCAAAATTACCATCTACACTCAATGAACTTGTTATCTTTACACTTCCTGTGAATATGTGGGTGTTGCTCAGTGATGATCCAAACTGGGTGCTGCCAGTTATGAATTCAGTTGATGCAGTGATATTTTGAACATATAGATTTGTTACCAGAATATTTGAAGCTGTTACATTCTGAGTAACATTAAGTGAACCAGTTATTATGGTATTACCATTTATATCCAATGTTGAATTGGCATATGATTTGTTTACGCCAACACCAGAACCACCATCAAAAATTGAACTTGTAACAAGTGTTGTTGAGTTGCTGAACTTTGAAACATAGTTTGTTGTTCCACCAGTTATGGTTCCCGCGCCGCTCGTACCACTGGTTCCACTGCTACCACTGGTCCCAGACGATCCACCTGATCCTGACGTTCCACTACTGCCACTAGTTCCACTAGTTCCACTAGTTCCGCTTGAACCAGAGCTTCCAGAACTACCAGCACTTCCACTTGTTCCCGAAGAACCACTCGTTCCACTTGAACCGTTACTGCCACTGGTACCAGATGATCCGCTTGTACCGCTACTTCCGCTCGTGCCGCTATAGCTAAGAGCATATGAAGAAGTAAGTGCATTTAGTGCATAACTTGCGGTGCCAAGAAGCGAGCCAGTCATGCTGCCATTTACAGATATGCTTCCTGTCACTATCATTGATCCACTCAGTAATAATGAACCTGTAAGCTCCATCGTATCAATATTACTTGAAAATACAAGACTTCCTGTGCTTCCATTTACAGAGAAATTTCCATCAACAGAAAGAGAACTTGTTATTTTTACACTACCTGTAAATGTATGAGTGTTACTTAGCAGTGAACCAAATTGTGTGCTGCCTGTTACAAATTCAACACTTGAAGTTATACTTTGTACATACAAAGTTCCAACAACAATATTTGACGCGGTGATATTTTGTGTAACAGTTAATGAACCTGTTACAATTGTATTGCCATTTATGTCCAGTGTTGAATTAGCATACGACTTATTGATACCAACACCAGATCCACCATCAAATATTGAACTCGTTGTCAGTGTTGTGGCATTACTAAACTTTGTTACATAATTTGCTGTTCCACCAGAAATGGTTCCCGCACCAGAAGATCCGCTGGTTCCGCTGCTACCACTTGATCCAGATGTTCCGCTCGAACCAGATGTTCCGCTCGTACCGCTGCTGCCACTGGTTCCACTTGATCCACTTGTGCCGCTACTGCCACTGGTGCCACTGCTTCCAGTGGTACCACTACTTCCGCTAGTACCTGTTGATCCACTACTTCCTGCCGTACCACTACTTCCGCTTGTACCGCTGCTTCCAGAAGTTCCACTGCTACCACTTGTACCGCTGTAACTAAATGCATAACTTGCTGTAACAGCATATGAAGCTGTGGTTGGGAATGAATTTATCCAACTGCTTCCATTATATGTCAATGCCTGACCAACTGATGGACTTGAAATTGAAACGTCTGTAAGATCACTTAATTTTGTTACTGTAACTGTTCCACCCGCACCGCCACCAATACTATTTCTGAACAATCCAGAATTTAGTATTCTTGTGGATAATGCATTTGTAAAATCGGTGGAATTTTCCTTTGTTATCACATAACCAACAAACACTGTGAATGTTGCCGTGGCTTTTCCTTCAACAAAATTATCTGAAGCAATAGATTGAAGTGCGGTTGCAAGATTGGCGTATGTGGTTTGACCATAATACACATATAGTGTATTTGTTGGTGGAAATGAAAATACGCGCTGAATGGTATAATCATTTGATGGAACATTCTGCAATATTCCAGATCCATTGTCATACTTGGTGGGATCAAGTGTAGTATATCCAGAATTGTTGTTTGTATCAAAATATACACCAGAACCAGAACGATATACTCTTATTATGCTGGCGGTGGCAACTGTACTGCTGTTGTATACAGATGGTGCGTTTGGATTATATTCATAGAATCCACCATGTGAAAATGCTGTACCAGATCCTACACTCAAACTTAATGCACCTGATATTGGAGATAATGAATATCCATCCAATTTTAATGGACCAAATGAATCAACAAATGTGTTATATTGATCTGTCTGAGAATATGCGGTTGTTACTTCGCCGCCAAACGCACTAATATTTGAATAATTGAAATGACCAACTGCACCAAGAGCAATTGTTTGTCTATATTGATCACTTGTAAATGGAGTTGCTTGCTGCTGCAATGAACCTGTTGCGTCAATATAGATGTATGTTACTTGACGAGTGTTTATTCCAGAGATTGATGCGGATATATTATTCCATCTTACAGGAGTAATAGTAGGATCAATTTCAGACCCTGTGCTTGCATTTACATTTACAATTATACCAGAACCACTGCTTACATACACCATGCTTCCACTGTATGTTACAACCGCACCATACAATAGTCCTGTTCCAATTATTCCTTGTATCCAATCATAATTTACACTTGCGCCAGCATGTCTGATCCAAAGATCATCGCCATTATGATACATTGACTTGCTGGCGAAAATGTAATTTCCAAATGCAGTATTTGGATCCATTGATCCTGTTAATTGCAACCATCCTTGTTGAACATGATTGCCAACAAAACTGCTTGAACCAAGAACACTCAGTCCCTTTGATATATACGCCGAACCACTTACTGTAAAATTGGATGATGTTGCTAATGTACCTACCAACAAACTACCAGAAACATAAACATCCTCTTTGAAACTTGATGTTTGAAGAGATATCAGCCCTTTACGCGCTACAAATTCATTAGACATGCTCACATGCCTTTCCTTGATCCATCAATGTGGATACGCACAGCGGAAACTGATTGTAAATTTATGTTTTTATTCATGTTTTCTTGCTTCACTTTCCACAAGAAAACCGATGCAACTGTTTTATTACGTTTACATCAGTATTCTAGTGACTCGAACAGACCATGTACCACTTGCAGGATTTGCAACTAGCGTGACATTGTTACCACCATCAATTGTCGCGGAAAGCGTCAATGGATTTGTGTCACCTATGTCAACGGTTGAATATTCGCTGAAAACTGTTATATTTCCACCACTGTCCCATGCAGCCATTACTTCACTGGCGCGATAGTCTGTTGTTCCATTTCTTATACCAACAAACCATTTTGCGGCATAACCAGCAGTGTCGGCAAAACTGTCTATCACTGTTGGTGAATTTATACCAGTTACTTCGTTGGTCACTACTGTAGCAGGTGTTCCCGAAGTGTTGATGACCAGTTCTTTTGTCGTAGTTGTTTTGTCAACGGTAAGAGAACCTGTGATGGATACACTTCCTGTGAATTGGTGCTTGTTCGTGAGATTATTACCAAAAACATTGCTGCCAGAAGCATATATTATCGAAGATGTTACTGTTACAACATTAAGGTTTGTTACTTGAATGGAAGACGCCGTGATTTGTGTGACGTTGATATTGATTCCAGTCAACAAACTTTCTGCCTTTGTTGCATATGATGCAGTTCCAGCAAACTGACTTGTGTTTGTGATGTTGCTTACATATTGATAAGGAACATCCAAAGCAGTTTCAGCGGTTGAAGCATATGATGCAGTACCAATGAATGTGTCTGTTGTAGTTTCATCAACATTTGACCACGATATATAAGAAGCCGTACCAGCAAACGTATCTGTGTTCTTATCATCGACCCCCGCCCATCCAATATACGACGATGTCTTTGCAAGCATTGCATACGAAGCCGTGCCAGCAAATGTGTCGGTGGTTGATTCATCCACGTTTACCCAAGCGACATATGACGCAGTACCAAGGAACGTGTCGGTGTTTGATTCGTTGACATTTGCCCAATCAATGTAAGAAGATGTCTTGGCAAGCATCGCGTAGGATGCGGTTCCAGCAAATTGACTTGTGTTGGTATTGTCAACCCCAGACCAATTAACGTAAGACGCGGTTTGTGCATTGTATGCCCACGAAGATGTTGCAGGCAATCCAATGACATAAGATGCGCTAAGAGCATGTGATGCTGTAACCGCCCAACTTGATGTTAGGTATGCATTACTGCCCGTGATGCTACCTATTACGGTCAAACTTCCTGTTACAACCGCATTGTTTTGTACGGTGGTGTCTCCGCGTACAATCAGACCATTTCTTACGATAAGTTCATTGCTCATAGGTTAGGTGTTTTTTATATATTATAAATATACGATGGTCTATGAAAATGGTTTTTATATCACGAATCTAAGCATTTTTATCGTCCATGATCCTGTTTGAGGATATGCCACCAATCTTACATTACCTCCGTTTATATTGACTGACATGAAAGTGGGCACCGATCCAAGTGCGTTGGTGGTATACTCAGCATGATTTGCATTGTTTGTGATGGGATCCCATATCGCCAACATTTCACTGGTTTTGAAATTCGATCCACTGCCAATAGAGAGTAGCCATTTTGCTGTATTTCCCCATTCTTTACTGAACGAATCTATGACAGTGGATGTGTTTTCTGGCGCGGTTGACACACTACAATTCATATATGCCATTGAATTGTTTGTGGTGAGTAGCAATTGATATGAACCGGATGCACTTCCAGTCACATAACTTGAATTTACCACCAACCCATTTTGAACTATGAAGAAATTATCCATAACAAAAAATTACACCATGAATCTGATCATCTTCAACGTCCATGTGCCAGACAACGGAGTTGCAACAAGACTGATTGAACCAGAAACGGCATTTGTCACGGACATATGAACTGGCACACTTCCGATTTGATTGACTTCTGTATTGTTGAATTTGACCGTGTAATTGTTCCAGCTTGCCACCACTTCCGTTGTCTTGAAATTGAGATCACCGTCATTGATCGAAACAAGCCATCTTGCCGCATTGCCTAATTCAATTGGAATATTATCAACAAGAGCGGAACCAGAATCTGGGTTGACTCCCGTGATGATATTTGTTCCGATGGAACCTGTGGCACCAGCTTCTCCATTGATGGTAATGCCACTGAAATTTCCATTCAATTCCGAAAAATTGACATAGCTTGCAGTTGTTGCATAATTTGCTATATTTGCTGTTCCAGCAGCATTTGCATAATTTGCGATCTGAGTGATGCCAGGGAATCCACCAAATGCTGACACAGCAGGTGACTTCATTTGAACAGGTGTTGCTGAACCAAGTTCTGTTGTTCTTGCATTTAAATTTTCTGTGACAACTTCTGTGGTGAAAAGTATCTTTCTTGGTGTGAATGCTTTTTGTACTACACTCTTGTAATTTTCATATTTGTCTGGCAGCAAATATGCATAGCACAACAGTGTAAATGTGCTTCTTACAAGTCTGTCATTACCAGCATCAGTTGCGGTTTCAAAACTATAATCACTGATGCTTGTTCTGAATTTGAATTTTTTCTTGTCTCCCCAATAATCTTCAGTTGAAAAATTAATTGCTTCGACGATGGCATTACCTTGTTCAACAAGTTCTGTCCATACAATGAATTCATAATTCACAATAACATGATCTGGCATTGCTACACTGTATATTTCCTTTGTTGGCGCAAATCCATGCATGACACTGAACTTGTCATACTTGTTTTTTTCGCTGAATTTCTTCTGTACAGGATATTGAAGATATCTGTTTAGAGTTATCAGCTGATCATTTCTTTGCATGGTGCTGCGGCGAAATGCTATTGCAGGTGTTTGTACTTTTCCATTTTTGTCACGAATGGCTCCATCTTTTCTTATTGCTTTCCATCTTTCTGGTGAAGCATAATTGATTGGTACTTTGATTTGTCGTCCTGAATCAACAATCGTTGGACTGATGACTGTATCAAGATAACTTAGTATGGTTGAATCAACATCAACAAGTTTGACGGAAAAGTTTTTCTGATTATCCGTGTCTCTGCGAACATCAAACGCTCTGTTTGGTTTGTAATTTGGTCCAACCGCAGCTTCAGCAACTGGTTTTTTGGAGTCAGACATTTCTGGCCCATAATTCACAGCATTAGGGACAGGTTTATTGACCGTTGGTCTTTGAGTTGGTCCGCGCCATGCCATAATCAGTCATTCCTTTCCATTATATTCAACGAAGTATACTTCGTGTAATGTGTGTTGCAGATGATGCTGTGTGATTTGTCTGGTTGACCACCAAGCAATTGTTCCTGCACCACATTATCTATTTCGTAGTAACGATCATTGAAGAAGACCACATCACCAATTTCAGGATAAAACTGCAACTGCTTCAACATTTCTTCGCGCATCTTGAAGATGTAATCTTGTCTTCTGTTTGGACCAAAATCATCATATTCAGCTTCCATGTCACTGCGTTCAATAAGTGCTGAAATTTGAATGGCTGGCAAATACCACTTGCCAGATTCAGATGAAGTTTCTCCATATATATTTGTCTTTGTTTCATTAGGGCAGATCTTGTATATCTGAATGATATTCTCAATAATGTCACCCATCAGTTCAGCATTGAACTGAGCTACCATTTTTAGGTCACGTGCCGAGAAATATCTGCCTTTTAATCCCATATAATTAAGTATTAGCGATCAACTTGTTATTGTCTGTAAGTTGTGCGGTTTTTACTTCAGAATACAATTTAAGCAGATCATCGCCATATTCGCCACCAAGCAATTGAGTGCCTTCTGGCACCAATCCAATGGATTGCAACATCTGTATTGTTTGTGGATTGCTCATGGCATTCAATAGTTTTGCTGGACTTGGACGACCATTGGCAATAATTTCTGCTTGTAATTCTCTACCAACAGTAACAGTGAATTCATAATTTGCATTAGCTTCAAACATTTGATCATCTGTGTACCCTGGTATTCTGGTTGGTTCACAGATCTCGTAAAGTTCAGCAATTAATTTTTCAAGTATCTCAATTTCTTTACGATTAAGTTCAAATGCATGCTTTTGATCATCCAAGTGAGATTCAAGTTCTATGATCTCTGCTTCAAGATTAAGCAATATATGCGGCAATGCTGGAACTGTTTTTAGATGTTTATATTCTTCCAACTTTGCTTTGTATTTTAGTTCTGCGCATTTTTCCAATGCCGCAGCACGTTTGCGACCAACCAAAAACCCTTTTAGGGTCTTGAGTTTTTCCCAAGGAGTAGAACCAATTACTTGGTATCTATAGTTGAATTCTGAATTTAGATTTGATGCCATAATATTTTATATAACGTTTATTGTTTATCTGAAAAATTGTTTATGTTAGTGAATATCCTGCTGCGGCCAGTCCGAATCTTGTAGTTGGATTGGAATTATATGTATTTGACGCGACCACACCCGTATTACTGACAAGATTTGTATAACTATATCTACTTGCATTCAATGCCCCAAATCCAAATATGGCTTTATCACCACCATATCCAGCAGCGGCCAACCAACCTCTTTCTAGAACATCGTTCACCCCACCTATGTAACCATAATAGTTAGCGGTGTCCGATGCAATTACTCCTGTGTTGGAAACTAAATTGGTTTGTCTTTTATATGAACCGTCGCCTATTCCAAATCCAATTATACCTTTATCTCCTCCATAATTTGCTCCAGCGCCTTGTGTCTTTTCAGTGCCAGCAGCGGCGCTTGTATCAGACGCAACAACTCCAGTGTTGCTCACAAGATTGACTGTTAACAGTGCAGTATTGCTACTATTCAATTGACCATATACAAACATAGCTTTATCACCACCATATCCAGTCGTAGCAAGGTTGTATCTACTTGAACCAACACCTGTTGTATCAGTAGCCACAACTCCCGTGTTACTAACTAGATTTGTCATTGATACTCTTTCACTGGCAGACGGATTGCCGTAAACCGTTGATCCATATCCAAATATCGCTTTATCTATTCCATAACTTACCGCACCGAGCTTATTTCTAGATGTTCCTACTCCAGACGAATCATTAGCCACAACGCCGGTGTTGCTGACAAGGTTTTTTATATTAGTCGATCCGGCTACGACTCCATACGCAAATATAGCTTTATCTCCTCCATACCCAGCAGCACCTAAATGTGCTCTTGCAGTACCAACACCGGCAACATCATTGCCAAGAACTCCTGTATTACTTACCAAATTCGTGATTGATTGATAATTTCCAGCATCACCATATCCAAATATTGCTCTTTGAGTTGGACTATAAACAACAGGTCCAGGAGGTATTATAAATCCTATTCTGCTATTAGAAGTATTATTGTTTCTGTTTATAAAATTCATTTTAGGCACAGCGGGTGCTGTGGTAGAAAACCCTGCTGCGGCCAATCCACTTCTTGCAGTTCCCACTCCGGCTGTATCCGTCGCCACAACTCCAGAGTTATTTACACGATTTGTAATTGAATATCCAGTAGGACTGCCACCTCCATAACCAAAAATTGCTTTATCTCCTCCGTAACTAGAAGCGGCTAACATATATCGCCCAGTTCCAACACCAGTTGTATCAGATAGTACGACTCCAGTGTTGGTCACTGTATTAGTCATAGAAAGGTAATTTGGTGCCTGTTCACCATACCCAAATATTGCGTTGCCATCGCCATAGCTCGCGGCTGCTAACCAACTTCGTGAAGTTCCAACACCAGCCACATCGTTTGCCACAACTCCTGTATTGGTTACAAGATTTGTTTTGTGCCCGTTTCCATTGGTATTTCCGTATCCAAAAATGGCCTTATCTCCTCCGTATCCTGCCGCAGCCAATCCTTGTCTTGCCGTTCCAACACCAGACACATCGCTTGCCACAACTCCTGTGTTACTTACAAGATTTGTCATTTTAAGAAAAAGGTAATTATTGTTATTATCAACAACGTTTCCATAACCAAAAATAGCTTTGTCTGAACCATAAGTAGCCGCCGCCAAGTGTCTTCTTGCAGTTCCAACGCCTGTTGTATCAGTTGCCACAACGCCCGTATTACTAACAAGATTGGTGATGGCGGTAAATCCACCAGATACAGATGAAATTCCATAACCAAAAATAGCCTTGTCCCCACCATATCCAGCAGCAGCAAGTGCTTCTCTCGTTGCTCCCACCCCAGTTACATCATTGGAAACTATTCCCGTGTTGCTAACAATGTTTGTCATTGATACTTGACCCGATACACTACTCCCATATCCAAATATGGCATTCTGCACTCCTTGTCCAGTAATAGGATTATTGTTTCTATTTGTATACTTGATTGGCATATAACTTATGGTAAGATAAATATTTGTTTATGTTAGTGAATATCCTGCCGCTGCCGGTCCATGTCTGGTTGTGCCAACGCCGGTAGTATCAGTCGCAACAACACCTGTGTTACTTACGAGATTGGTCATTGATAACACTGTATAATTATAAGAAGCCCCGTAACCAAAAATAGCTTTATCGCTGCCGTAACCAGCCGCTGCCAACTCTTGTCTAGCAGTTCCAACGCCAGTTGTATCAGTTGCAACAACACCTGTGTTACTTACGAGATTGGTCATAGATAATGTGTTGTCAGACTGCGTACTTCCATACCCAAAAATAGCTTTATCGCTGCCGTAACCAGCCGCTGCTAAACGTCCTCTAGCTGTACCGACCCCTGTTGTATCAGTTGCCACAACACCTGTGTTACTGACTAGATTTGTCATTGATACTGGAGTGCCGCCGTTGCCCAATGACCCGTATCCAAATATGGCTTTATCTGTTCCATATCCTGCTGCTGCTGGACTAACTCTAGCAGTACCAACGCCCGCTGTATCTGTTGCCACGACTCCTGTATTACTTACTAGGTTTGTAATTGCGGTATATTCTGAATTTGGTAATGACCCGTATCCAAATATGGCTTTATCTGTTCCATATCCTGCTGCTGCCAATTGGCTTCTTGCTGTTCCAACCCCCACGGTATCAGTCGCCACAACGCCAGTATTGCTGACCAGATTGGTTACAGAAACCCGATTCGGATAAGATTGAGAATACCCATACCCAAATATAGCCTTGTCCGTACCATATCCTGCTGCTGCTAGAGTAACTCTAGCAGTACCAACACCCGTTGTATCAGTTGCCACTACACCTGTGTTACTTACCAAATTTGTAAGGGAATAATAAATTCCAGAACCGTAACCATATCCAAATATTGCTTTTTGAGTTGCTGAAGAAGCAGCCGACACAGTTGCTATTTTAAATCCCAATCTTGCAGTTGAAGTATTATTGCTTATGTTGCTAAATTTCATTCCACCGGAAACAAGTATATTTGTAGTCAAATCTGCGGTCATAACTCTTCCTGCGCCGGGAGAGATATTACTTCCGTTTTGTGAAATTCCAACAAAAGATCCACTGGCATACGTTATATTTACCCATTGATTTTGTTCTGGCGCAGACCTTGCTGTCCAAGTTATTCCGTCTGTTGAGGACATGATTCTATTTGTTCCATCTACCGCCACTGCCACAAACATACCATTTCCATATGATACTTTTATCCAACTATTGGCTTCAGCCGCAGATCTTGCTGTCCAAGTTATTCCATCCGTTGAAGTCATGACTCGGTTGGCTCCGTCTTGTGCAACGGCTACAAATAATCCGTTTCCGTATACTGCACCAGACCAACCATTGGCTTCAGCCGCAGATCTTGCTGTCCAAGTTATTCCATCCGTTGAAGTCATGACTCGGTTGGCTCCGTCTTGTGCAACGGCTACAAATAATCCGTTTCCGTATGTAACATCTCGCCAAGTATTATTTTCCGCAGCAGATCTTGCTGTCCAAGTTATTCCGTCTGTTGAAGTCATGACTCGGTTGGTTCCGTTACCTGAAACAGCCACAAATAATCCGTTTCCGTATGTAACACTATACCAAGTATTGGCTACAGGATTTGCATTTCTAGTTGTCCAAGTTATTCCATCAGGAGATGTCATTACCTTTCCAGACGATCCTCCAGAGGTACTAGAAACAGCCACGAATAATCCGTTTCCGTATGTAACACTAAACCAATTATCTGATCCATATTGAGGATTAAGAGCATCTGACCTAGATGTCCAAGTTATTCCATTTGGAGATGTCATTACTCTGTTTGTTCCTGAAGAATATGCCGTTGCAACAAATAAGCCATTTCCATATGTAATACCTCTCCAACCACTATTTTCAGACGCGTCCCTTCCAACAAAACTTCCAAGCGAAGTGGATGTTGTAGAAATTGTATTTATGTTTCTATATTTCAATGGCATAAATTATGAGAAGATCAATTTTTTCATCTGCTCCAACGTGATTGGTTCATCTTCACGTATGCGAATGATCTTCATTCCTTTCTTTTCAGCCATCTTGTTTTTCAGTTCATCAACTTTAAATGCTTTTTTCTGAAAATCATATTTTGCATCATCTTCATTCTTTGGATGCCAAAATGATCCATCAAATTCAAATAGTATGTTTTGATCTGGTAGATATGCATCATAATATCTTCCGCCCATTGGATATTGCGGAACATAATACACATCCAAGTTCTTAAGCATGAGATAATATTTGCGTTCCAATGAAGTAAATCTTTTGTCACTTGGCTTGAGAGTCTTTTTCAAACCGACATACTTCATTCTTCTGCGCTCATGCGTAGTTAAGACCTTGTCTAGTATTGAAAACGGCTTCATTTTAACCAATATAAATTCCCATCGGAACTTTTTGGAGTGTTGCTTGAAGTTGTTGCGCTTCGGCTTCTCTTAGTTCCATTTGAGCTTTTCTGCCTGTAGCTTCAAGATTTTCTCTTAGTTGAGTAATCAATGCTTCTTTTTCAGAGGCAGCTTCCTGACGCAATTCTCCACCATCAAGTGTGACTTCTGCTCCGGGTATTGGAATGGTCTGATACTTTTGACGAATGCTTCCAAGTACTTCTTTGCAAAGCGCAAGGAAATATTTTCGTATCCATTGCTTACCTACACTGTTTATGGTGGTGTATGGAATATTGTTGTATGGCACATTGCTGTAATCTCCAATCACAGACGATGAAACAACAGTATTGCTGCCAGAAACATAGAATGAACCAGAATTGTATATGCCCTGACTGTCACGATCTTTCACCAGCAGATATTCAAAATACATTGTGAATGAATATGTTGGAATTGGAAACAATTTCAATTTGTTGTTCACCAATTCAAAACTCCATGCTGATTTTCTCACAAGGTCATTGAATTCAATTGCCTGCATTCTTAGCAAATCTTCAAAAATTGGCGTCATCAAAAATTGTGTGGCAGGAGAATATCCAGCAAATCCCATTTCATTAAGAACATTGCTGTAACTCATGCCCGTCATGCTGAATGGATCATAAATTCTTGCCGCAGCAGGTGGCATCTCGTGAAAAATTCTGCGAATTTCAATACGATCAAAACTTTCACTTACATTTCCCCACAAAGCCTGAAGATCATATGTCTGCTGTTTTGCCACAACATCTATATGTCCTTTTTTCCAATCCACTTTTCCACCAACTCCAAACTCTGTTCCATAACTTTCAGCAATTCTGATCAACTGTGGAAGTCCGCTTGCTGCAACATTTGTTTGTGTCAAATTAACATTGGCTGAACTTCCTTGCAACACACCCATGTTGTTGCGAATATTAAACTGATTTACTTGTGCGCTATATTCAAAACATGCTTCTTCAAAACACGCATAGAAATTTTTGTCGATCATTTCAATGTCGGTGATTGGATAGCCCAATCTTGTTGCCGCCCATTTTGCTGCATTCGGCGCATCCAATTGAAAAACTGCATCACCATCGTAAAATCCAAAAGGAGTTGAGCCGCTTCCCGGTGCAATCAATGAACCAGATCCTGGCCATCTCACTCTATCCTGATCTACAGTGTAATTTATTGATGTGTCTGCCATATTATATAAATATGGTTATGGTCTCTGTTTATATCGCAATATTTATTATACGAGATATAATACGAAGGCATCTTCATATTTATAATATATATGAGTATCATCAAACTAAAAGACCTGTTACATGAACAAAAACTTATTGAAGCTCCTGTGGCAGATTTACCACCAGTAAAGTTTGTGATGCCACCAGCACAGCACGCTTATGCACAACCTGCATCAAATGCCGCTGGAAAGCCTTATACGCAGCCAAATATTGATTTTAGTGGTACAGCCAAGGCAGAAGATGTTGCATCAAAAGCGGCCAATGTAATAATGAAATTTGAAAACAGCAAAGATAACCCAAGTGGTGGATATAACAAGCAATTGAAAAAATGGTTTCCACATAAAAGCTTGGAAGGTGGCAGTGACACCATAGGATATGGTCACAAAATTCAAGCAGGAGAAGATTATAGCAAAGGTCTTACTGATGATGAAGCTATCAAATTGTTGAACAAAGATGTCAACAGAACAATCGACATTGCAAAAAAATTCATGAAGAATTTTGACACTTTTCCTCTTACAATCAAAATTGCAATCATAAATGCAGGATTCAGAGGGTTTGGCAAAAAAGGAGATCTTGGTCCAGAAACAATGAAGCTACTTGACCAACATAAATTTCAAGACGCCGCCAAAGAATATTTGAATCACAAAGAATATAAGACAACATCCAACAAAGGTGTTGTAAAAAGAATGAACTGGAACTCAGCCGTGTTTAGATCAGGCGGCTGATATTACTTCTTTTCCAAGCTAGACCATTCGGTCAAATTTGGCTTGGTTGCTTCAAGCTTCTTTTGATCTGCATCAGACAATTTTGGATTAAAATTCAAACCTGTTTTTTGTTCAATGTCTGATATTGTTGTGGCATATTTTGGCAAATCAGCAACAGGCAATGGTGCATTTGGAAACCAAAATGCTATGGCTTTGTTTGATTTGGCATCAATAATGACTTTCCAAAGATTATCTGGAACACCAACATTTTGACCTATTTTTCTGTGTTCCTTGTTGTAGAATGTACCAGAAATAACATATATGTCTTTGCCTTCATTGACCCATTCACGAACTGCTGTTTCAAGCTGCTTCCATATACCGCGATTATGATTTGGAACCTGTGGCACCATGTTGCTCAAGAAAAATGATTCGCTCATCACATCATCATTTTGGGTTGAATTTCCAGCAGGCACAAGATGACCACGATCATATGGTTCACCAGCATAATCAGCAAGTTGAGATTGATGTTGCTTTGCTATTTCTGGATCTGGTCTAAAATCATCTTGTCTTTTGGATGTTCCAGTTATTTTTTCCTTTGTTGGATGTTCAACAACATACTCTGCTGTCTTGGTGTCAAAGCGATAATGAATGGCATAATTTTTCTTGATAAGATACTGATTATTCTTTTCTATTTTGCTGATTGGTGCACCATTCACAACAAATTGTGACCCTTTGTCATCAATTGGATTGGCGACCAAAATGGACACCAATAATAGAAACGCGAATATGTTTTTATATAATTTATTCATAGGCTTTATCACAATACATATCAAATGTGCAATAAAAAAGACCCGCATTTCTGCGGGTCTTTTTGTTTAGGAGTTTAACTCTGTTAAGAATTAGACTTCGTTCAATGCACCGATGACGATCTTGCCGTAGAATTCTGGGCGGATCATCTTCTTTGCATAACGTGTCATCACGCCACGGCGTGGTGTGAAGTTCACTGGATCGTACACCAATGGTGTTTGGATCAGTGGGATGTATGGAGCGTATACAGCGCCGGTTTCTAGGAAGTTGCTTCCACGGAAACCAACCAACATGACGTTGTCGGTCATGTATGGGTTCTTGTATACTGTCCAACGATTGCTTAGAGCGCCAACCTTGGCTACGCCCATCGCGAACTTGGCTTGATCGCCGTCCGTGTTGGTTGTGAAGCCTGGGATTGATTCAATGATTGTTGCTACGTCTGGTGAGCAAACTAGGAAGTTAGCTCCACCACGTAGTGTCAATTGGTGAATCTTGTTGGAGACCTTTTGGATCTTGTTGCCCAAGGTTTGGAACCATGTGCTCTTGACATATGCTGTACGGTTAGCAGCAGTTGCGACGAACTTGCTTTGTGTCGAATCATATTCGTCACCGATGCGTGCTGACCAGTATTCAGTTGTTGCTGCTGGAGCGGCTGTTACCAACATGTCTAGGATTTCTAGGTCGATTTCCATAGAAACGTATTCGCTCAATAGAGCAGTCAATTCTGCTTCTGCGTCGATTGAGTGATATGCGTTCAAGTCTTGAGCCAATTCTGGTGTCCAGACGGCCTTCAACTTGCGTGTCTTTGCAACGATGGCTTCAGACTTCAACTCTAGGTTGACTTCTGGAATTCCAACGTCATTGGCAACACCTGTTTGATTTGGCAATCCTGCGCCTTGGTCTTCGAAGTCGCCACGTGCTCTGTCTGTTGGTTGCTTGTGGTATTGGATCTTGACGCTTGGGGATGCACCGATTGCTGAACCAGAAACGATGAATGAAACATTGTTTCCAGAAACAGTTGTGAATGCTGGGTAGAAATCAACGATTCCAGATCCAGAGATCGTGAATGCGCGAACGCCGTTTAGGTCGGTTCCATATGTGTCTGGATCCATGTCAACGGTGATCTTGATGATTTCGGTAGCAACGATTGATGATGATAGTTCTGGAACGAACTTTGCATCCAACCATGAACCAGTTGTGGCGGTTCCTGTGAAGTTTGAGCTTCCGGAAACGTCATTGATGGTGTAACCGAAACGGCCTTGGCCATATAGACCATTGACTGCGCTGTCGGTTGAACCCAACTTTGTGCCTGTTCCACCGAACAAGCTTTGGTTTACGAATGCTGGTTTGCCAGCTTGGTTGGTACCATACTTGAAGTCTAGATAGAATACTAGACCTGATGGTAGGTTCATTGGCTGAACGCTGACGAATTCCTTAGCGGCGATTTCAGCGAAAACACGGCGAACCAATGGAAGAGCAACGCCTGCCCATTGTTCCGAGTTAGCTGAAGTACCAGTGCGGGTAGCTTCGTCGATCAGTTGCTTTGCTTGGTTTTCCAAAAGGATGGACATGTGTGACTTTTCCATGTCGGTCTTGATTCCTTCTAGAAGACCTGTCTTTTCCCACTTGGTCACTAGACCACGGGTTTCGCTCATGAGCTTAACCATTGGATTGGTTGTCTCAGTTAGTAGTGATTTGATATCTGACATATTTTTTTCCTTGTTAAGGTTGATTGTTGATTTTTACTTGCTACGAATACCGGCCAATTTCTTAAAGCGGTTTGCCATGTCGGCACCTTCTGTAAGAACAGCGGCTGTTGTTGGTTTTGTTGATGCAACTGGCTTACTTGCCAATCCCTCGGTGATGTTCTTGACAGTCGAAGACTTCTTTACAGGAGTTTCAACTTTCTTTGCACCGCTATTGATGGATTCTGCTAGTGTAGCATAAACGAGTTTGGCTTCACGAACGGACTTTGTGAGGTCAAATGATTCGATTACTTTCAGTTTCTGTTCATTGTTCAAATTAGCCGACTTGAACAACTTGTTCGTGTACAGCAACTTGGCATTGAGCAGGTTAATTTCATTGATCTGGTTCCGTAGAAATTCAATTCCGCTACGGTATTCTTCAATTTCCTTCTTCAACGAAAGATTTTCTTTGACGATGGCTTCATTGGTTTCTTCCTTCTCACCTTCGTCTTCTTCCTTTTCGCCTTCTTCCTTTTCTTCGGAAAGAAGTTCGTCTAGGTTGATTACTTCGTCAACTTCTTCAGCGGCTGGAGCAGCGGCTTCCATAGGAGCGGCCATTTCTTCCATACCACCAACTTCATTGACTGAATTTTCAAGTTCCTTTAGGATTTCATCCAATGATTCTTCTGTGATTTCATCGGATTCTTCCAATTTGACAACTTCGTTTGAAGCGCCTTGTGGATCTTCTGTCTTGTGTCCAGCGGTCACCTTTGTATAATCAGGTGATGCCTTGGTGCTGTCGGCAACTGCCTTTGGTTCACCAGCGGTTGACAATTTGGTTGCGTCAACAACTTCTTGACCATGATTTTCGGTCTTGTGTCCCTTGGTCTTTGCCTTGTAGTTTGAAGATGCTTTCTTTGCTTCTTCCAATGCAGCACTCTTTTCGACTGGATCAGGATTTCCTGAACCTAGTGTTTGATATTCTTCAATTTCTTCTTCTTCCAATGCTGGCTCTTCGGCTGGCACTTCTGCTGCTGGAGCAGGAGCGGCTGCTGGAGCGGAAGCTGCCAAAGCGGCAGCATCTTGTGCGGCGTCGGCGTGAGCTTCTGGAGCAGGAGTTGCAGCGGCATCGGCTGGTGTTGCTTCTGGAGCAGCAACAGCTTCTGGAGCAGCAGCTTCTTCTTCTGCCATCTCAGCGGCTAGCTTTTCAGAAAGCATGCTTTGTAGTTTTGGTGCAAAGTGCTCTTCTAGAGCAGCTTTTGCATTTGATAGCGCAGTTGCGCGGACGGCTTTGGCGTCGGCAATTGCTTGTTTTAGTAGATCTGACATAATAGTTTTATCCTTTTGTTGATGAAACTATTAAGAGTTTCAAGAAATTGTTTTATCCGACTAAGCACCAAAGAATGGTGCATTTTATAATAAATAAATATATATGTATTTACGAAAAATACAAAATATTTTATATTTTTATTATTTTGCTATTTTGCTTACTGCGGACTGACCTTCTTGAAGGTTCTTTACTTCGTAATAACGCTCAAGCAAGTGACCAATGTCTTCGTATGTTGCTTGCATTCTTTGTTCAAGAATATGTGCTTCTTTTGCATACTTGTTGAATTCTTGAATAGCCTTGGTCATATTGGCGAAATTTTTTCTTACTGTTTGCTCATCAAACCAATGCTTTCCATCGGTAGATGATTTTTCTGTTTCGTGCAAAGCAAGTTCTTCAGCATTCTTTACAATTTCAGAAAGCTTGTGTGATATCTCCATCAAACTTTGTTCACGATGAAGATGTTGAGCATATTCATTGTAGCAACCAATATTTTCCAATGCAGACTTCTTTGCTTCACTGGTCCATTCTTTTTTTGGAGCTTCTGAAGCAGCTTGAAAATTTTCGATAAGTGGTCTTAGTTTCAATGTATTCATAAATTGATATTTTATTCTGGAGATTTTTCTTCTGGTGCTTTTGGTTCTTCGGTAGCCAAATCTTTTACTGCCGCGATTAATTCCACCATTCCTGGGATACTCTTATAAAGTGCCATATCTTTTTCAAATAGATCTGCATCACTTGGAGTTGTTATTTTCAATTTTTGCGCCATTTCTGATGCCAATGCATCAACTGTATTTGTCTTGAATGCTTGTCCAAGAATTTTTCCAATCATATATTTGACGCCACTATCAGACTTCAATTTGATATATGCATTTTGTTCAAGCTCATCTTCGGCCTTTTTAAGATCAGCTTTTGCTTTTTCAACTTCTGCTTTTTTCTTAGCGGCGTCGGCTTCTAGTTCTTTTGGATCTTCTGCACCAGCTTCATCGGCAGCAGCAGCAGCATCCGCTGAAGGAGCAGTTGCAGCGTCTTTACTTGCCTGTGCCTTTGGCGCGGCTGATGGTGCCGCTTGCTTTTCGCCTTCACCGCCACCTTCTCCACCAAGTATATCACCCAATGGATCTTCCTTTTTAGCATCTGCTTCCTTTACAAGATTGTATCCAAATCTTCCTTCATTTGCTTTGTTTGCAATTTCAGAGATAAGTTGTTTAAGAAGTGGATTGGTTATCTTGTTGTTCATGTTTTATAAATATATATCAACTTGTTAGAAAATGTTTCCGTGGGCCAGATCATTGACTAGCCCATAATTTTCTTTTTCCAACTGCTCAATTTCTTCGGCAGTCAATGGAGTTCCATCAACATATTCGGCGTGTGAAATATACGCATCTGAAAAATCTGGATAATCTCTTGGATCAACACCATCAAGTTCAATTGCGCCTCTTTCAATCTCTTTTCCATTTAGCATGATCGGTGCTGGTCTGTTTGCTTCCATTACTTTCTTTGCAATTTCGCTTAGTTTTATTTTCATAATGTCAACGTGTTTCCGATAGAATATCACGAATGATATTTTCGATGTTCAAATATTTGTTGATGTCTTTGCGATCTTGTGTTCCGCCGATTAATTGCTTGTCACGATTGATTCCTTCAGCGAGATTCATATATGCACCGCGTGTTGAAGGTGAAGAAACAAGGTCGAAGCAAAGCAGTTCAAAATCATCTTGAACTTCAACAGTGTTTTCATTCATTTGACGCACACTGCCCAATCCACGACTGCTGATGCCAATACGGATGTTGTTGCGAATAAGATCGCGAGCAATATTACCAGATGGTGTGGTAAGAATTTCAATTGTACCAACTACTGTGTCACCTTCCCAATGGCACTCTGTCACATTATGACAAACATTCTTGAGGTTGATGACTGAACTGTCTGGGTGATCAAGTTCACCAAGAGCACGACGTTCCTTGATGATCTGTTGATATTTGTCAACTTCACGTTCCAATACTTCACGTGGATATACACGACCATTGTGATTCTTTTCTCCAGCCTTCTGTAATGGTCCCTTTAATACCAACGGTGCGTTTGGATTTGCTTTGGCTTCACTCAACAATTGAGGAGAAATCTCAAATGGAATAAAATCGACTAGTAATTGCTTGCTCATATGTTTGTATTATCCTTGAGGTAAGATATTTTTCTTTCCAACAGTTCCATCTTCTGGCGCTGACATTCCGCCGGTTCTTCCGACATTTGAAATTGAGGCAGGAGCATCATCCACAGTTATGATAGAATCGTCCAAATAATATTCACTTTCAGATGCGTTACCTTCTTTACCAGTGAACACAACATAATATTTGTCCTTCATATAACGAACATCAATGTTGTTAACAGTAACATTATATTCTTTTTCAATTTGGCCAACAGATCCCTTGGATGCTTTTACAGTTACAACCTTATTAATAAAGCTCTTTTTCAAATCAGCTTCAAACTTTTGAATGAGTGCATCTTCTTGTTTTTCCAGTTCCAACTTGAAATTTTTGTATAAGTTTGAGATGTCAACTTTTTTGGCGGTTGGTCCGGGAGACACTGCGGTAGGAGAACGTCCTGGTGCCATACTTCCACCAGCAGATGGAAATGTGCCCCAACTGTCTTCATTGATTATTTTCTTGGCAATGTCGGTTAGATTCATAGTCTTATTGTTTTCCCATTCTGTTGATTCGTTTAGCGATTTCCTTCAGACGATGATGAATTTCCTTCATGTCTGGTTGAGTACGTGCCCATAGATTGCTTGTATTATAACCACATTCTGTCTTTAGTCTTTCACAGATACCAACTAGATATTCAACTTCACCAAGCATTTTCTTGGCCTGATTGATGCCGTATGAAATCTTGGCATGATTCTTCATCATGTCGCTTTCTTTGAAATTGCGATAACGGCTGCGAGCTTCCATGATGTGTGCATCACGACGAAGTGTAAGTGTTTCACCTTCACCAACTGTAGTATCATCCGTGTCTTCTTTACCAACAACTTTGCCACCCGGCATTGATTTTTCCGCTGTTTTCTTTTTGCTCTTGTGGCCACGAAATGCAGCAGGAGTCATATATCCAGCAACAGCACCCGTACCTGTCATTTCTTCAAGTACTTCTTCAACAAGTTCACGGATGATCTGTTTGGTGTCTTTCATTATTTGATATTCACTCTTTGAGCAACATATACTTCATCAAATTCTGCGCCATATTCATATTCATAGCCACCACTTGAAGCATGCACAGTTTTTTCACCATCAGCATTTTCTTGCATGTAAAATCCTTCTTCTTCATCAATCTCTATAAATTCTCCGTCATATTCAGACTGAATAAACACAACTATCTTTTTTGCGTCTAGTAATTTATTCAGTTGATCAAAAGTGTATGTTGGTCCAGATGGAGATGCTTTCTTGGCTGCTTCTGCTTGAACACCTTCAATTGTTTCTCTAATGATTTGTTTGAGTTCGTCGCGTGTCATATGTGTATTATTTTAAGTTCTTCAATTCTTTGATCAATTCATAGCTGAGTAGCATTGCCATGATTTGATTTTCCTTCACAAGTGTTCCTTTGGTGATCTTGTCCAATTGATTGAGTGTTTCATCAAGCTTGATCTTGATGACATCGTTATCAACCTTGCTCTTCAATTCCATTATCTGCGCACGAACAAATGGAACTTCTGCATTGATATATTCACGAAGTGAATTTGTGTTGCTTACATTATTGATATATTCGCGAATAAGAACCTTCTGCTTTTCATCAAGTCCCTTGTACTTTTCATTGAATGAATCAACAAGAAGCTTATATGCAAGAAGACGAACATCCTCATTTTGCTGCTGATATACCTTGATAAGATCCTTCTTTTCATCTTCACTTACAAGACGAGTTGGAGTCTTGTTTGATATGATGCTTTCAACAATGCAGCTGCGAGCTTGAAAAATTTCACGTGGATCACAAACAACTTCATTTACAGTCTCATCAAAAACCTTGTATATGCTGGCAAGAAGCTTGTAATTGTTGATGCTGCCTTTTAAAAAGTCTTCAATTGGATAATTTTCGCTGATCTCCTTCACCAAATTGTATTTCTGAACATTAAGTGTTTTTTCATCAAGCTTTTTTCTGGTGCGCAATATTGTTTCAAGAAGTCTGTCTGCTGATGATGTATCCTTGGCTTTTTCTTCCAAGATGATTCTATACAGTCTGTTTTCTTTACCAAGCTCTGTTGATTCGCTGAAATACTTGCGAAGAATACCGTTTGCTTTTGAGTCCTCTTGACCGTTAAGAATGTCGGCAGTAACTTGACGCACCAACAATTCGAATAGTATACCAGCATTCTTATACTTAGAGTGTTTCAGCTTCTTCATACAATTTTATTATTTATAAATATGAGCATGGTTGATAAAAACCCCAATTTTAGAGAGGTTTATCCTCTTCAATGATATTGGATTCATCCAATATGGATTTTTCTTCCATAATTATCTTTTTTTGTTTATTGATCTGTTTGCTTTTCAAGGAGTTTTTTATATTCTTTAGATCTTCTTCCAAAGATAATGCAGAGCCTCTGTATATATGACGAGTTCTGCGTTCTGTTTTTGATTTTTCCTTGTTTTCTTTGTTACCCAAAGGATCTTCTCCGAAATTCTTGGTGTGCGAAGATGTATATTTTTCCTTGTTTCCTGTTTGATCACGATTGCCGCGTTCACGATCTTTTCGTGTTTCTTCTTCAAGTGGCGGCAATTCTCCACCAGCTTCTCCACCACCAGCTTCTGCACCATCGGCTTCACCTCCACCGAGTTCGGCACCGCCAAGTTCTGGTGCAGCTTCTCCACCGCCACCCCCACCACCTTTGTTTGCAAATGCAGGATCGCTGCCTTCATCAGTAATTTGCTGCAATCTCCATTCTTCCTTCTTGTCTCCAACAACTTCATTCTGCAATGTTTCAATGTCAGCATCCGACATATTGAATATATTGTTGTACATCCATGTCTTGCTGAACATATTGCTTTCCTTCATATCAGCAGCAAGATTTACCTTGGTTTGCCATATTTCTAATTTTTCCTGTTCAAAGATTGTACTTGGATTGCTGAGTTCCAATTCAAAGTCAACAAGAGATGCATCCTGATATCCTTGTACATACAAGTGAACGATTGCAATCTTGGTAAGTTCAGAAATAAGAATGCGCTGAATACGTCCGATGGTACGAGCAAATCTTACATCTTCAGCGGCAAGTGTTGCTTTTCCACTTAGTCCTTCTTCATATCCAAGAAATGCCTTTGGAATCTTGAGCGCCGCCATCATCTTGTTGCGAATATATTCAAGGTCATCAATGCCAGTGAATTCCATGCCCGGCAATGTATCAATCTTTGTTCCACTGTCACTGCCACGAACAGGCAGATAAAAGTCTTCAATCATATTATTCAGATTGAATCTTAGATTATAATCTCCTGTCTTTTCATCAATATATGGAACTTTTTTGACTTGATTGATGATCTTTGCCATTGCTGTATCAATATCAGCAGGAGGAATGTTTCCAACATCAATGGAGAATATTCTCTTTTCTGGAGCACGCATGATACGATGAATAAGCATGGCGTCTTCCATCAAACTCAATTGTTTCCATACACGGCGTGCTGGTTCAACCATTGATTTTCCATATGGTAGGAAATTACTGTCGCTCAAAAGTCTGAAGTGTGCGATTTCAAAATTTTCATATTCCATTCCACCACCAACACCATCGTGCTGATACTTCACATAATTGATGTTCTTTGGATCACTGCCTTCTATACGAGTGATTTCATATGGACTGATTGGATGAACAAGATACACACCATACTCAGGAGATATTTCCATGCGCAAAAAGAAATCTCCATATTTGCACATGTTTCTTGTCCAACTCCACATATTGAACTCAACATTCATTATGTCATAGAACAAGTTGTGAAGAATGCGCTTGATGTTTTCATTCTTTGAATTAATGGTAAGAACGTTGCCAAATTCACTTGGTACAAGACATTCATCGCTATAAATGTCCAATGCAGAAGCAATGATAGGATCCATGTCCATTACATCATAATCTCTGAACAATTCAAGACGACTTGACTGATATGCCATGCTCAAGTCGCGATTATGAAGATTATATGTTGAACTTCTTAAGCGATTAAAACGGTCGCGCAAACTGTTTCTGTCTGTTGCGTATTGTATTTCATCAGTATCTACAACTTTGATTTTCTTACCGCCCACATTACGGACAATAACGTCCGTGGAGAACATCTTCTTCAGTCTACTAAATAAATCTTTTTGATCAGCCATAAGTATTGTATATATATGAGCGCCTAAAGTATAAATATATACTCGTGGGATTTTTATAAGATAATCATTTTAATAACCAAGTTAAATCAATTGGTTGTTGACTGCCACCGGGTCCGCCCACTTTCATTTGCCAAGGGTTTGGCTGCGTTCCAAATGGATTTGTATTTCTATACAAGGATTGCATATTGCTTTTTACTTGTTCATTTGAAGTGGATCCTATTCTATCAAGTATTGTCTTTGTTATAGTCTCTGAATCTTTTCTTAATCTTAGCGCAACATCTCTTATCCAAAGTCCAATTCCCAAAGACATAACAAGGTCGTCATTATATCCATCCATTGCTTCTGCTTTTGATGACACTGCACCACTCTTCCATATAAACACTTGTAATTCTTCCACCAATCTTTTGCTATGAATAATAACTTCTTTGTTTCTGAAATAGCTTTCAAGCTTTGAAATAAGAAGAGGTTTGGATTTGTTTGAGGTTGTAAACCCCGGTGTCATCTTCTTTTCCTGTGCATTGATCTTATTGCTCATTTGATTTTCAACGTCAACATATTGAAGATCAGATGAACTATAAAACAAATTTGGATAACTGTTGTCCAACACTTCTTGTATGACTGCCCAACCAACATTTGCATTTTCTATCACAAGCAATGCATTATTGTATTCTGTTGCCATTGTGATTAGCGCACGAGCATATTCCTTGGTTGGTAATTTTCCTTTATATTCCGCCACTTGTTCCATTGTTTCAATGTCCAATATTTGAGCGGCGCTATAATCTGATGCATCTCCACGCGCAACGTCGGCGCTAACCATATATGATTTTCCAGCTTCTGGATATTTGAATATCCAATATCCTTTGTCTATACCTCGTTTTTCAATCGGGTCTGTTACTTGATTCTTGCTATACCATTCAAGTATTGGAATTTCAATTACAGTATTACCAGATGTGCTGAATTCGCAATCACATTCTTGTGCAGCACCTCTTTCACCAGAAAGTTTTGTCTGCTCATCTCTCCATTTTTGATCGCGTTCTGGATGAAGATGCCAAGGTAGACTGATACGATTCATATCATTCAGTCCTTCTTCACTTTCTGTCCACATCTTATGAAACCAATTACCAACACCGTTTGGAGTTGATAGTATGATCGCCTTACCACCCGTTGACAATGTGTATTGAGATGACAACCATATTTCTTCTATGTTGTCAATGAATGCAGCTTCGTCCACCACAAGCAACGACAGCGCACTTGAACGACCAGATGTACCAGCACTACTTGCCGCTTTTATTTCCGATCCATTCTTCAATTTCAATGACAGTCTGTTGTCTTCTACTGCTGGAACTTTCAACCAACTTGGCAAATTATCATTGGCAAATCTTACCTTGGTCACAATTGCCTTGGATGTTTCTTGTGTGATACTCAAGCAAAGTATCTGCTTGTCATTATGAAATGTCATCAGCCACATGCTATATCCAGCCACCAATGTTGTAATACCCATCTGACGGCTTTTAAGAATGATGTTTTGATTATGCTTTACAAAGTCTTCCAAAGCCTTGTCCTGAAAAGGATATGTGATAAATGGCAAAGTGCCGCGTGTAGGATGTTGAATCTTAACATACTTCTTCATGAAGTATATAGGATCCTTGGCGCACTTGATGTATTCTTCTCTGATTACATCCTTGAGATTTTTTGTCTTGCCATCAGACATGTCCAAGTTCCTCGTAATATCTGTATAGTGGGTCAGAGTAACTTATATACACTACATCGGGTATATTCGCATAAACATATTTCTTGAATTGATCAGCGGATATGTCCAATATTTTTCCTTCAACATTTACCCAATCATGATTTACTTGGTATTCATCCAAATTTTCATCCTCGTCTGATCTATATCTCCAAGCACCGGGTTCATCCAATGTGAATATTCCCATTACATGATCTGCTCTTATTCCTCTGCTTCTTAGTTCTTTAACCATTTCTTTGGCCATATACTCACACTTGCCATCAGACGATGCAAATCTTGATTTTACCTTATGAGCCAATGCATCAATAAGTTCAGCTTGGGGTAATAGCTTTGTCAATTTCTGCATTTACTTTCTTCAACTCCTTTTCCGCCGACTTTATCTTTTTCAGACAAGTCACAAAATCTTTCTTGACGTTTTCAAGCAGTTCTCCTCTTGCTTCATTGCTCCACTCTTCTACCATACCTGTTGAATTTGCCCATGTAAGAGTTTTTGAATCTTCACTCTCAAGATAATCTTTGCTTTCCTTTAGCTTTTGACGAACATCATTCAAGTACGCCAATTCATTCTCAATAAGTTTCTTTGTTTCATACAGCTTGTATTTGCCCTTGAGCTTCAATTGTGTTTCTTCTTCAACAACGCAATCAAGACATTTCTTGGTACGATAATACATCTTGCGATCTTGTCTGCTGCCCCATCTTATTTCCTTCTTGCAGCATTCACATTTTTCATTCATTTCTTCACGAATAATGTCTGATACTCTTGTTACGGCGGCTGGACCATAATCTTTTTGCTCCCATTCTTTACCACTGGCATCAGTCCAACGCTCGCCAACTTTTCTGATGATATACTTGTCCATATCACCACGATAACCGACTTGTATTATTGGGCGCTCGCCGTTCAAATAATCATTAACAATATCTATGTTTTTCTTCATATTATAAAACCTTTATCATATATATGCGGCAAAGTCCATAATACAATGCCGCACAATTTATTATATGGACAATCCAAGAATATCCTTGGTAGCCTTTTGCACAGAAGCATATTCTTTTGGACCTAACCCTTCACCAGCCAAAACTTCTGTGAATCTGTTCATGGCAATATCAATTGTTTTCTTGTCCAAATATTTTTTCATCAGTCTGAGCAATCCTTGATAACTGCGGAACTCTGCTCTTTCTTCGGCGGATGCTTTTTTCTTGAACAATATTTCAAATATTCTGCCAACGTCTGTGATTCTATCTTCTGGTTTTGTTTCCTTGGCTTCCACGAATCTGTATGCATCAACCATCTTTCCGTTATATGGCATGGTCTTTACCAACTCATATGCTTTACGTATACCAGTGCCACCACCTCCAGTATTAAGTGTATACGAGGACGGAACACTGTGTTGTGCTGCTTTGGTAACTTCTTTATCAGTAAGTTCCTTCACTGCACCAGATTGAACTTTTTTCACTGCTCCCGGAGTCAATACAACTGCATTTGGCAATACTGTTGTTGCTCTTGCAAGAGAACGAAGCATCAATGCTCCAGCCAATCCCTTGATACCCACAGTCAAATCTTCCCACGGAGAATCTTTGCTGAATTTTGTCCATTCGCTTGGCTTTTCATATCCTTGTGGATCAAGAAACATTTCATCACCTTCAAAGTCCACTTGAACAACCTGTTTCATTGGAGCATAATACCAAAGTGTTACAAGTTGATCTGGAATGGATGCATAACTCTTTGTGCGGCCAACATAATAAAATTTGCTGGACAATTTGTTCTGTGATGTTGGATTCCATTCTGCTTTATTGTCATCAATTCCATCCAAAAAAGATGTCAGCGCATCCAATTTTGATTTTGGAATAATCACATCTATGTCACCGAATGAATCCTTGTATTTGCTTAATACACCAAACTTGTTTGGATCCATAAGGAATTGTGAACTGCCGTTGAAGATAAATCCATTTTCAATATATGGATTGTTCTTTTTCCAAAAACCAACCTTGGCATTCAGCACATATACAAGCTCTTTGATATCTCTTGATACTGCGGAGTGAATGTCTTTTCCTTGTAAATCAACGATTTTTAGTTTAGTTGTTGCTTGTGCTGGCTGACCATCCACCATTTTTGGTGTCTTTGGATCTACGGCGGCGATTGATTTTCCAGATTCCATCAATAGCGCATAATGTTCCTTGATGATCTGATTTGCCATCTGTATTCCCAGATCAGCATGATTTTTTATTTTTTCTATTGTTCTCATGGCGCTTGGTGTTTGTGCTTTTTCAAGTTTCTTGGCTGTTTTTGCTCGCTCCATCATGTCGATGTATGTGGTTCTTACGCGATCAACAAATTGTTTTCTGCTTTTGATTGTTATGCCGTCCTTGGATGTTATGACTCCAGCGTCAAATATTCCATTCTTTTCAAGTGTATTTGCCAAAGCAACTACGGTTTCACATTTCTTTTTAAGTGAAGGATCATCGGCATCAAGACCCATATGACCTAACAGAGGTGAGAAATCTGGATTTTCAATTCCAGCCATTTCTCCATAGAATCTTACAATCTCAGCAAATACTTCATTCGGCTTTAGGAATTTTTGCACAGCATCTTTTTTGATTGATGACGAAACAACCTTGCCACCGACGGTGTTGATATATGGATTTGTACTTGAACCAAGTACAACATTCAGCGCATCACTTAATGCACTTAGCATCATTCCTGTGACAAATCCTTTTAATCCTTTTTCTGGCGTTGTTCTTACACTTGTCCAATCGGCTGAAACAGTATATGATAATACAAGATCAACTTGAACTTTTTTACCATCGACATTAAAGATCAAATATCCAATTCCAAAATCTGGATCATTTGTGGCGTCGTGAATATAACTTGGCTTCTTTGTCTTTATGAATTCACGAATCTTGTCGCTAAAAATCTTGTTGGCTTCCAACTGATCTTTTCTTTCATTACTTTCAACTGGCAATACAAGCTGCATATCAATATCACCATATGTTACACTTGGATCATTCAAGTCATTCTTGTAATACTTGCCACTTCCTGTCGGACCTTTGGTTGATAACTTGGATAATCCAGACCATGCATTGAAATCATTCAAGAATTTGTTCATGTCTTCCACAATCTTGGCCACTGTTTTTGGTGTAACTTCCCATTCTTGTGTTTCTGGATTTCTCCATCCACCTTCATTCAATATTTCATTTGCAACTTGATGTATGAGTTGTTCTACCAAAGCAGAGTATGGATTAATCTCTGCAAGATCACTTGGTCTGCGGGATGAAAGAGTATTCCATATTTCTTCCTTGTATTTGCTTGATATAGGCGGCAAATATTTCATGAATGAGTCCTTGTCATTGTTCTGCAAGAATTCTCTCATCTTTGTGCCGCTGACATTTACAGTACTTGTTCTTTCAACACCAATCTTTTTGATCTTACCCGCTTTAAGCAGTTCTGGATATTTGTTCAAATCTTCCTGTTTGAAATTTGTCTCAACATCTTCCTTGTCAGAATACAAATTGATGGTTGGAACATTTGCCGCATCCTGAGTTAGTCTTTGTTCAAACCAACCAAGCTCGTGCATTACTGATCTTAGTGGAGAGTCAACAAACTTCACCTTTACATTCTTTGGCAATGATGGAATGAGCATATCACTCCATATCTGCACAAAATCATCGCCATATATTGGAAATTCACCTTTGCGCACGCGATCTGTGGTTGATGTATACACCACAACATTGTCATTTTCATTTGCCGCCTTTTCAATCAGTTTCCAGTGTCCAATATGCAATGGTTTACCAGCAATAGGAAGAAGAGCAATGCTTTTTGTTTTTGAGCCAAGCAATTCCTGCTTTGCTGTCATAAGACGAACAGTATCGTGAATATCATCTTTGATCTGAACAAGATTCTTTTTGTTTCCTGCAATTTTCTGCAATGCATCAAAGAATTTGCTCAAGCTTTTTTCATTTTTGGCGATATAAAAGTTTGTGTCGGAGATGATATCTTCTTCAGTTTTTCCTTCTGTACCAATGGTATCAAATACTTTTTGAATAAGTGCTCTGATTTGTTGGAAATATGCTGTGGCAGCTTCTGGTTCAAGCTTGTATAGATCTTTCTTGGCACCTCTTACATCCGCACTGTATTGATCAGCCTGAACAATCTTGTAAAAGCTACCATCATCAAGTTTCAGCACCACGCCTTCTGTTGTTCCACCAAGAGTTGATGGTATTGCAAGCATGGCATCAGAAAACTTGGTCAAAATATCCAATGGATTTTTCCAATCAGCACTCATCATTTTTGGCGCAATTGATGGATACTTTGCTACATTTTCCTTTGTTATCTTACCTTGAAAGAAAATAGGAAACGCACTAATTTCCAAAAGATCTGCCATTCTTTTCACACTGTCATAATCTGTGATTTCCTTCTTTGGAACAGTGTTCAATCCTCCGCCAACAATACGATACGTCACTTCACCATAACTTCTTAAGAACATTCCACCTTTTTGAACATATGTGCGTGTAAGAGTGTCTTTGTTCTGTGCAAATTCAACACTGAACTCTGTGCTTTTTGGAAAACTGCCCACTTTACTATTGATCTTTTGCAAATGATCAAATATCAAAGCGTACTGGCCAATACCAACTGATGATTTTGAAACATCTTGTTTTCCTTGTGGAGTAAGATATCCAAACTCTTTTGGATACAATACAGTGCCTTTGTATGCCACAATCCAATTCTTGGTGTAATCGGTTGGATTAGTTTCATTAGTGCGAACAAGAGTAAGTTTGGTACCATCAACTTTTTCAGTGGCAATCATTCCTTGACCGAGTATCTCATTGGCGCGTTTTAAACGCAAAGACTCTGTCTTTGGCTCAAAAACATGCTTTTTGAGATTGGTTATAGAAATGTCCATATGATATAAGTATATACCAATGGGTTTTTATATCAATTTTTTGACTTGTTCTAGTACCATTTGGCTGGATATTTCCTTGGAGCACTCAAAGTCTTTGTTCCTTGGACACCAGAACCAATTCGACTTGTCGAACTTGATGGAAGCATCGTTCCAACATCCATTACACACATTCTTATTTATAACTCTATATGGCGTTTTGAACTCTGCAAATTCTTTACTAAATCCACTGATCAATACAACATCTTTATCAACCGCCCAAGCCAACCAAGATAGTCCAGATCCAAGACCAATGAAGAATTTAGCCCCTGCCAATTGAGCCATACGCTCTTCCAAACTAGCATCTCCGGTTTTATCGACACATCCATCTGGTATATAATTCATTTGACCGCCAACCCCAAAGCTACTGTATCTATCTATACACCATACTTCGTAACCTTGACTCTTTAGATATTTGACAACGCTATTCCATCCTTCTTTGTTGTTCCAATACTTTGCTTGGCAGGTGCTTTGAACAGCAATGCATACATATTTCTTGTTATTTTTGTATTTAGTTTTGTTGACCGATATTTTTGGCTTATATTCAATATCGGTGATGCCCAAGATGCCATTTGCAATGCTACAAAGATTGGTCAACCTATAATCTGTAGGAGAATAGTTGCGAGCGTGTTCTCCTTCAAAGCATCCAATCTTGTATTTTGCATAATATGGATCTGCATACACATCAATCGGCAAGAATTTGATATTTGAATAATTTTTCTCGAAAATTGCACGCAAAAACTTATTGAACACCACACAATCAACTTTGCAATCGTGCCTCTTTTGGAATTCATCGACGGATCCTATCCATGCAAGTAGATCACCCAAGCTCTCACTGTCCAAAATGATTTTTACCTTTTTACCTGCAAAATTTGTTTCCTCCGTCAACACATGCTCCTCATATCCGTCGGTAATGTCGTAAACTTCAACTTTCCACTTGTTGTAATATTTGATATTCGTTGCGGACCACATGTTGTTGTTCAACTCGGATTGATATAAAACCATGTTGGTGTTACCGTCGATGAATTTTACTCTGTACTTTTTGTCAACTGGACCTTGAATATCAACTTTTGCACCGTCTTCAAAAGATATTCTTATGTTGTTGCTTGGCTGCTTTGGTTCTTTGTATGTTATTACTGAAGAATCATAACCTGCCAATATTTGATTTGCAAAAATACGTTCACGATACTCGCTGTATATCTTCACCAAATCATACACTCGGCTGACATATGAATTGTTAAATGCATTTTTTAATGCATCCTTTCTCAGCGATTCATAATTGTCGCGCGCTTTTTTGATAGCTGCTACTGCGGAATCAAGTTTTCGTTCACACACAATCATTCCCATGTAGCTTGGTTCCTCAAATGTTCCCACCACAGGCAAACCGCTCGCCATAGCTTCAAGCAAGGTAAGATTTGGATGACCCGCTTCAAGTTCAGAGAAATGAAGAAACAGATCATGTTCCTTGTATAGGCTTGTCAGCCATTTTTCATCAAGATCATACAACTTGGTCAACCCCGCATAATTGTTCAATTCGGGATCGAGTGTTTTGAAGAAATTATCATTGTTTCTTGGTCCAGCGATAGTAAGACGCATGCCAAGTTCTTTTGCCGCCTGAATAGCCAATCCAAATCCTTTTCTGTCCACGCTTTGATTATATGCATACCCATTATTCGCAACGCATAATAGCTTCAGTGGAGAATGTACTTGGCGATCAGTATAATTGAATGTATCCGAATTGACCGCGTGACTGAAATAGCGAAGTTTCTTGCTGCCGAAATATGGTATAAGATATTTGCAAGGAGAAAGAGAAATCACACTGTTTTCTATCGCCTGTAAATTTTGCTTATATAGATCAGAGTCTTTTCCATACAAAAATGCATGATGATCGTGGATGGTAAAGATGTATGGAATTCCTCTTTGGTACAATTCATTGGCAAGATTTGCAACGTGTACATGAACAACACAACTTTCATCATATTGGACATCGTTGAGATATTTGATCTCACTGTGTATGCCCAACTTTTGCAATTGTGTGTGATAATCCCAAATTATCTTTTCGACGGCACCCCAACCATTTGGGGGAATAGGAAGCAGTCCCGGTGTTATATTGATTACTTTCATGTTTTTATTACAATTTTTCCTTGTGGGATATATTTTTGCTTGGAGTTGTGGTAAAAATCCAATTTTTGCGACTTGTACAATTCTCCAGCTTCTGTATAGAATTCGGAAAGATATATTCCTTCTTTTTCCAACTTTAAAGCAGGATGTATAGATGACGAAAAACGTTTCTCGTATAACAATTCATTTTCTAATTTTATTTTTACAGTAAAATCTATCTTATTGGTATTTGATACAATTATATAGTAACCATCATTTTGGTTTGATAGTATAAAAGCGTATACATCAGCCATGCTGCTTATATTTTTATTTTCAGAATTGAAATAATCTACAAACTTCGATTCTACTGTGGATAGTTTGTATTTAGTTTCGGGCAGCATTTCATAAAAGAAATGCTCAAGACTGGGTGGATACTTAAATGTGAACTTTTCATTGAACGAGTTCAAATCGTTTGGAAAATATGAATTTAATGCAATCAGTGCCGAAATGGTATTGCCACAGAAAAATATTGTTTCGAAGTATTTGTAAGATTCATGATCTTTCCCAGAAAATAAGAAAAAATCATTTTTTGAATGCTCCAAATCCTTCAATATTTCATCGATTTTTTGCATATCTTGGTCATCGTATATGTTATCAAATTCGGTGAAACAAAACGTGTTATATTTGTTTTGCACCGCCAGACTCAAAGAATTTTTCATCGATCTGACAATCGGATACTCGTGCCCCGTTCCTTTGGATAGTGGAGGAACAAAATTAACTACCATGTCATATTCTGGGTAGTTTGCCCAAAAATATAAAGTTGGATTCTTATTGTTGAATGAATTATTGTCATCGTATATAAAATAATTTAACGATTTCACTATATCCTCTGGCACGAAAATATGTGACACGAGCATTACATGATAATTTTTTCGCTTAAAACTATCTATACACTTTCTCAAGATATCAAGTCGTTCCTTCGTGTGTGCGTATGAATCTATGATTATTATCCTAGAATCATTTGTCGCAACCGCGTTGCTTATGTTCGTTATTTCCATATTAATTTCTTTATCGGGTATACATGATCGTGAAATGTCATGATTTTTATTTTAGAGTCGCAAAGTCTTTATTATTTTCACTTAATATTGATCTTTTGTCAAACACATAACTGTGTCCGTTGCTGAATTTTATACAAAATATTTCATTTTTTGGATCTATTGGAACAACGGTACCATGTTTTCCTGTGGGCAACACAGTTATCAAATCACCATCCAAATAAACGCTTGTAGGCTCTTCAAACTGTTTTGATTCACTGGTCAAGTAACAAAGCGCCAAAGGTTTGTCTGAATTCTTTAGCCGCACCACATCCAAACAATATGACCTATCTATAAGCACTTTTCCATTTGCAAATGCGTTCACACTCAACTTGCTTGTATCAAAATAATCCGAGATTTCAATTTCAATAGAGTGTATTTTATCAAAGGCATTTTTGTTTTCTACACTTTTGAACATGAAATTTTCCAAGATGCCATAACTTCCAATCGCATCACAGTGCTTTTCGTATTCATCCATCGATTTTGCAAAATAGAATGTTTCCTTGAAAAAACTCATTTTTGAATAAAATACCAATGATGCCAAGAATCCGGGATACTTGAAATACAATGCATCTTTTTTATTTGATTTGCAAATTTCTGGAAACGCTTTCAGCTTCAAAACATCAACATCGGACAATAGGCAATCACCTTCCATGTATATGAAATCATCATAATAATCTTCCATCAAATGCACCGCGTTCATAAGCTGACGATACACGCCATATGCATTGCTTTTGTTCTGATGCAATTGAAAATAGAATTGTGGATAATCTGCCCAAAAATATACCGCGTTTTTAAATGAAACTATGTCATTCTTGTAATCGTAGACATAATACTGAATTAGGCTCTGTATATCTTTGCTGGTTGGGCAATGTGTTGCGAGAAGAATATCAAAATGATCACGCAAAGGTGCCAATGCAGTCTTTAATATTTCCTCTCCCTCTTGAGTCGATGGATAAGATCCAATGACCAATAATGATTTTTTATTATGTTCCATTATTTTTCAAGTATATATTTTAAAGCAACTTCCATGTAAGCTTTTTCCTTGAAGCCGTGATACATTATCACTTGTTCGGAGTCATAGATATATTCCCAATCGCTTCCCGTTGCGTCCAAATTCATACCAAATCGTTTGTTTTTGATTACGGTGGATTCTACAACCTTGACTAATTCGGGGTTATGTGTATTTAAAAATGCATAACCAAGGCTTTGGGTCGCATTGCGCTTGAACAAGCATATATTGAATGAGGTTTCGTCGTGGAAGGGAAAATAGTGCTTTCTTCTGGCAATTAAGTATTCATTTTTGCAAAAAGATGTGTATTCTTCTATGAAATCTCGGCACTTTCTATTGAATGCATATACGCACGACCAAACATATATCATACTGCGCTGCTTAACTCCCAAATAATCCATGAGCTTTGTTTCGTTGTATATGATCTGCTCGCCATTTATTATTTCATAAATGAACGGATATTCATGTGGTCCAAAACTAGCCAACGGATAATCGTAGTTATGTTCTAGTAGCGCCGGATTGAATCTGCGGGAAAACAGCACATCTGTATCCGTAAAGATAAAATGTTCTTCATTTGGAAACAAATCCATCGTAAGCAATGAAAGCTCCGCCTTGTAATAATGAAATGTTGGATAATCTTTATATCCAATCTTTATCTTGTGTAGATTTTTTGCTTCAAACGAGGAATTGAATCCGACGGTGTAATATACAATTTTGTCCGTTTCTCTCAATCTCGGTAACATCGACCGTATGCATGAAACTGCTTGATATTCGCAATTTCGATCTGTGTACATGAATATAACCATAAATTTATCTCACTTTCTGTATGCGAATATACACTCGCTGCGACCTTCATATTTTTCTGGGTTGGTTAAAACATCTTCTTCCACTGTATAACCCGCATTTTTAAGCTTTGATATCAAAGCTAGGCAATTATCTCTGTAGTTTTTAGTGAAGAAATGGCATTCGATGAATAGGTTGTTTATGTTGGCAAAAAGCGAAGGATCCAATTTTTCGATCACATCATACTCCGCTCCTTCAATGTCTATCTTCAATAAGTCTATTGTGCCCAATTCATCAACCAGATCTTTTATTGTCACCGTTTCAAGCGTCATTGCCACATTATTTAACACTCCTGCACCATGATGTTTTATTTCAGAAGGTGCAAGCGTGGTGCTTATAACTGGATTATCCGGGCAATGATAGAATGTAATTGGCTCGTTGCTATGGCTCAATGCCTTGTCTATTATTGTTACATTGTCGTTGAATTCATAATTTCTCCTCAAGTCTGAAAGAGCTACTTTGTCGCATTCCACCGCAATGATTTTCTTGGCGAATTTGTTCCGTATGAGATACTCAACAAATACCCCAATGTTTGCTCCCACATCAACCGCGTTGTTGAATTTCTTGCCGTCAAACCATTTTGCATATTTCTTCAAAATAAAATATTCCGTATAATTTAAGGAGTATGGAATTCTTATGCTCAAATTTGTATATGGCATGTTCACAAACTTATGATGGAAAGGTTTTTCGTAAATCTGTTCTTCTGTGTCCTTATTGTATATGCACAGCTTTATTCCAGAATAATATTCACAAGTGGAATAGTCCTTCACACTCTTGGAGACTGGAATCATCCAAAATTCGCAATTAGCTGGAAACGACTGATATTCACATGACCACAAGACGGCGTTTGATTGATATTCGCGAAGCGAAACTGTGATAGGAAAGCCGATATTCTTGTTGCATGAATAATACACTTTCTGTTCGTTCATATCCCATCGTGAATTAAATTCATACTTGTCAATAAGCCTTGATCTTGTCGCGTATATATAACTCTGCCAAGGTGTGGCACGAACGTTGATATCAAATCCTTTACTTCTTAGCTTTTCACAAAAATTGTCTACTTTCTTTAGATCATGATGTTCAATAAACATCTTTTTTATTTTCAACAACTCCTCGTAGCCGAGATTATCGAATATATTTTCCTCAAATCCTTCAATATCGACCTTCAGATAATCTATTGGGTTTCCTACCATTTGCAAAATCTCTCTCAGACTTACCGTGGTGACTTTATACTTTGGTCCAACATTCACATGGTTGTGCGGCCAATGATATAGTTCAATTTCAGATACCTTGGTATCTATTGCATTAGTATATACTTTTGCGCTAGGAACATTTTTCCTCAATAGCTCGGCCATTTTTGGATCTGGCTCGAATGCGTGTATTTCGGCTGCACCACGTTGAGCGGCATATTTGGAAGAAATTCCTATGTTGGCTCCAAGATCGACAAATACATCCCCTTGTTCAACCTTCATACCAAATCCATCCAGTTCTTTTTGGATGAACGTTGCCAAATACATAGATGCCGCATCTCCAAGCCTGATGGCAGTTTCTTCCATGCTGTTTGGATATTCATAAGAAGCAAGATCTTTCTCACCTTGCAATGTGTAAAATATTTCTGCGTTTTGTTTCATGTTTAACATTTTTAAAATTTTATTTGCGTTGTTTTCCTTAGATTCAAAATCCAGATATGTGATATTCGTATATTTGTCATACATTCCCATGTAAACTGGAAGATTGTATATCAGAGATGGAATGTTGTATGATATTGCCTCTCGTATCACAAGTGGACTTGTTTCCTTGTCCGTGACAGTTCCTCTGGATGTGAACAGAAACAAATCAGCGGCTTGATAAAAATTATCAACGTCCTTTCGTTCATTCCACCATTTGCAATTCGATGGAAAATCCTTCATTATGGGTTCCCAATAACTTCTGAAATTATCCGCTTGATTTCCTATGAAGTGAAATTGTATGGGATGATTTTTGAGCATTTTCGCATACTCTACAATTTCCGCTTGGTTTTTTCTTGATGTAAACAAACCGACATTAATGACATGTTTTTTAGATGGATCTAATCCAAGCACTTTCAATGCATCTTCTCTGTTCTTTTTAGGGGTTATTGTTATGGGATATTCGCAAACTTCGCTGGGAATACCCAATACTTTCATCTGTTCCATCTGATATTTGCTGACAAACATGAAATGATCTGGAAAATAACATTTTCCATTGGGATCAAAGCTACTGTCGTGGGACGTTTCGATTATTTTGTATTTTCTGTTTTTGGTATAAAGTTTATCCGCAATATTTTTCTCCAAAAAATATTCTGGAAGCTCTTCCAAATGAATTACGTCTGGTTTGACCTCGTTGACGATATCAAGTATTTTTTCTCGGTTGTAATTCACCTCATGCAGTCTTTTCCCAAGAATTTCGCGTATTTGATTCTTCTGCACTGTAAATGATCCATGATCGGCGTGCTCAATGCAATGTACTTCATGCTCCCCATACAGCAATTGGATTTTCTTCAAAAGAAACTGCGGACATCCGCCCGTTGAAAGGTGAGGAGTAATATAAACTATTTTCATACTATGCTATGCTATAACATTTTAAATATCTGTCAAATAAATTATTTAGTAATTGCGCTAGGATCAATAAATACTTGTTTTTTTAATGGTAGAAACTTTTTATTATACGCGAATGTATATGAATTTTTTCCATATGCAAGCTTTCCCGCACCATCATAAAGTTCCAGTTCTATTTCATACAATTCATTCTCCACGGAAACAGGCATAGGAACTTTGATGCCAAAACTATCCACGCTGTAATCAACGTTCTGATATGCGCACAATGATAGTTCAGAAATGGTCCATTCACCTGAAACTGGCACAAGTATAATTGTACCATATCTTTCAATTTCGCTGAAGAAAGTGTATTTGTATTTTTCTATTCCGCCAAAATTAAAAGTGTTGTCTATTTCCGCAATTTTTATCTTATCATCTCCACTCAAAAAATAAGCATATAATATTGAATTTGAATTGTTTGATGCAGATGCTTTCACGTATGTTGAAAATTCATACAATGTGTTTGCTTGCAGCTTTATTGGATTGCTATCGTGCACTGCACCAGTTATCAAATTCTCTTGTGAAGTCTGATATGCTGAAATTTCAGGTATATTTCCTATTCCAGAATAAGATGCTGTTGGATATGCGCTGAAATTAAGAAACGCGGATGTTTTTCCATACCAATATGAATTTGATCCAAATGAATAGTTTACATATGTTGAGGTTCTACTCGGACTGGTGTCGTCCTTGAAAATAACATACTCTGTTTGAGATGCATTATTTGTATGACCAATTGTTGCACCATTTATGAGTACGGCGTTGGATTGATTTAGTGTAAGTCCGCCTCCATTGGAAAGCCAATATTTTGACAAGTGCGTGGAGTCATAAAATTCTCCGGGACTGTTATACAATCCATTGTCAAATTTTGTGGAAGCTATCAAATTGTTTGGTTCTATTTTTCCATCGCGCAACAAAGTTTTGTTTTCTGGAGAGTTTAAACTTCTTCCGTACATCTTGTAACTTGAAAGATTGCCGCACAATAATCTTAAATTGTTACAATCTATATTCAGCAATGATTTTCTGTTTATTGTTGACCCACCCACAATCGCTCTGGGCAATTCCCTAGAAATGCTCTTGTAGAAAATTTCAAACTCGCCGCTGTCCATGCTGAGAATATAGAAATTTTTCTTATGATAAACCGTTTGTCTGTTTGCATCATCCGACGCATTATATCCTTTTATATTCACCAAATTATTCTTGTTGTATACAGAATCAGTGTTTGATTTTTCTATGATATCTGATACGGTTGAGAATGGTATGTCCAACAACAGAGTTGTGTCATTGACCACTTCTCTTATGCTAGCTATAAAGTCGGTGTTTAATTTTCCCTCAAATATGACCTGATTGTTTGTTTGATTGGTATAGATGAAATTCTTTACACTTGGACTCTTTATTCTTATCTCTTCACCCTCCATAGAAGAACTGAATCTTGTTCCACTGCTAAGATACAGCTGATAAATGGGAGTATCAAATTGATAATCATAATCGCCATTTGCATTATGCTTTGGAACAATTGCAATGGATGAAAATGAACCAGATGCAAGTCTGTATGAATCTGTTGGAAACAATGGAGCGGAATATATCTGCGGAGTGACTTCAATATACGGCGAATCAAAAAATCTTACTTCGGAATCTGTTGCAATTGTTGTATCTATCAGCACATTTCTTGTCCAAATCACATTAACTTTTTTAAAAGGTGCTGAATTTGGTGCCTGTGTCAGTGGTAATCTTTGAGTGTTTGATATTGCATATGCCTCGTTGTTGTAATATGCAATTTTTCCAACATATCCGCTTGTATCCACAGCGGTTCCCGATATTTCCACACGCCCAACCCCAGATACTACTTTTGAAGAAACAATAACGTAATAAAGATCGCCCGTGTTTGTTTGTTCATTGAACCTTGCATCCGTTGCTTTTACTTTTCCACATGGAAGAAGATTATTTCCACTGTCGTATGCGGAAACTTTTATTTCCGAATTTGGTACAATATTCTGCGTTGGATTTACCGTAAATGCATTCTTACCCGCCTTCAATGTATCATTGAAATTTGACAGTAGAAAGTATGAATTTGAATTGGTATCCGTGCTTGTGATCTGGTCCATAGGTTTTATATATATGCCTATGGTTATAAATATCTATTAGACCGTGTTATCTATCTTGCTAAACCCGTTTTCCTTCCTAATCTCAAGTTGCTTGTTCACCATATCTCGCATAGCATCAAGATGACTGATTACTATAATAAATTCAAAATTGGTTTTCATATAATCAAACAACGAGTGAACCATTGGCATATTTGATGCATCCAACGCACTAAATCCTTCATCTACTACAAGGAAGTTTGGTCTTGGAAGATTGCTGATGTTGATGAGTGCAACACGAAGTGCTAGACCAGCCACAAACTTTTCCATACCAGAACATAGTTCAAGCGGCCATTTGCGATCATCATATTTGATGTACACATTCACATTCTTGCCATCTGTTTCCATACCCATTGTAAATTCAACAATGTGCGACAATATGTTGTTTACTTCTTGTTCAATCTTTGGGATGGCATCTGATATAATTCGATATGGTACACCGTCTTTTCCAATAGCAGCCAAATAGTATTGATACGAAGATACTTCGTTTTCATATTCTTCTATCTTCTTTATCTGCTCTTCAATGTTCTTGATCTGATCAGATACGGAAACTTTTCTACTGTATGCTTCAACATGCGACTTCTCAATAATCTTTAGTTTTGATGAAAGATCATTACTGGTGGATTTCAGTTCTGTTATGATACCAAGAATGGTTTTATTGTTTTCTATGACCTCCTTGGAGCGTTCATAAATTTCAATCTGATTATCTATTTCAGTCGCTCTGACTTTGCTCTTATCCAACAAGTTTCCAAGTGTTGCCTTTTCAAGCTCTTTTTTGGAAATAAAAGATGACAATACATTTGAACGATCTTTCAATGACGAACTGGCTTGATACTGTAATACAAACTGATCAAGCTCTTCTATCTGTGATTTTATTTCAATCAATGATGCTGCCAGCTTTCTTGCTTCTTCCTTGTCATCATTAAGACTGTTTTTAGCGGCCATAGCATCCTTCACGAATGCATTGTTGCAGCAATATTTGCAATTGGGATCATATTCGTGCTTTGAAAGATGATCAAGCTTGTTCAACTTCTCCTTGACCACTAGCTTCAACTTTTCCATCTCTTGTTCGATTCTTTGCTTGTTTCTATTCAAGCTGGCGTGCTTTTCAGCCTTTTCCTTCAGATCTGACGGAAACTGGTTAAGTTTTCCAATAATCTCATCATGTTCTTTTTTCTTGGTTTCAATTTCACCGTCAATTTTCGACAATGATTCAATCACCTGATTGATTTTTGATTCCAAACTTTCTTTTTCCTTTTTTAGTGTGGCGACGTTGGTTGGAACATTATCCAATTTCACAAGCTTGCTTTGTTCGGCGCTTATTTTCTCGTTGAGTTTTGCATTTTCATCGCTGTGCTTTTCCTTCTGCTCGTTCAGATCAATCAATTTGGATTCCAACAACCCGATTTCATTTTTCATTCCATCAATCTTTGATTGGCTGTTTTCCTTGTTAAATGTCTTGATGGCACCAGTAAGCTCTTTGATCTTGTCATTTGCACTGACAGCAAGCTTGTCAAACACATTCAATCCAATGAACTGCGAAAGAAGCTCCTTGCGCTCAGTCTGACCCATATCAATGAATGATCCTTGGTTTCCTTGCAAAGCCAACGTGGTAAGAACAAAATCATCATAGTCACCAAGATAATCACGGATGATTTCATTGGTGCTGCGACGAGCCTCGCTGTTCAAGCTGATCTTTTCATTCTTCTCCATTTTGTAGAAGTTGACATCAACTTTCACATTGTTTTTCTTGTCACGCGAACCTTTTCTCTCAATTACATATTGCATGTCATTGATCTCGAACGTGAACTTGCCGCTGAAACTCATTTTCTGAGAGTTAAGAACATGAACCGCCTTGAATGCTCTGGCACTCTTGTCAAACACAGTAAAACACAATGCGTCCATCAGTGAAGACTTTCCACTGGCATTTGCCGCGAACAATCCATACACATCATTTAGTTTCGTGAAATCAATTACATTGTCTTCACCATAACTGAACATGTTGCTGAACTCAAACTTGATTGGCTTCCAACGAATATTCTTTGAAACATCATCATCGTCCAATGAAGCATTAAGATCCTTGTTGATCTTGTAAACAGTTTCAAGAGTATCATCGTCCATTATTTCTGGATACTTTACCTTGAGACATTCTGATATCAGCTTGTTCTGATAATCAAGATTTGTGATCTGTGTGAGATTTGCCGATGCTTGTGTTTTTGCAACTTTATTTGCATCGTCGCTTTCGACGCGCATATAAATGATGTCCGTGATCTCATGATTCTTTTTGATCTCATTTATCACCTTCTTCACTTCAGATGCAATTGTTTCTTTGCATCGTACACGCATCTTTGGTTTGCTCGGCAACCCACTTATGTCTGTGATCAACTTGCCATCGTCAATATCAATGGTGAAATAGCCATAATCATTTTGAATCTCAATATGCTTATATGCTCTGTTCTTGATATCCCACAATGAAAATCCATGACCACTTAATGCTTCACCATGATTTTGTTGAATGAAAGATCCTGCGTATCTTATGATAGGTTTTTCATTGACCGCATCATATTGCTGCAAGTCTTGCGCCATATGAATATCACCAAGCATGGCGATATCATGTCCATCAAACAAATCATTTGTAACACTTTTATCAGTTACTTCATATCCAATATCAGTCATGGCATGCAATACGCCGCCATGATAAAGAGCAATCTTGGTGTCAAAGTTGGTCTTGATCTGCTTGGTGACATCCTTCATCTTGATGAACTTTGTAGGATCATCAAACACACCCATGTTATTGATAAGAAGGTTTGCGGCACTATATAACTTGGTCTGCTTCAAATAAAACAGATGAGAATGATTCAGCGCATCGACAATCGGAGTCAGACTATCCAAACGAGTCGTGTTGGTAAGCAAACAATCATGATTTCCAGCAATAAGTATTGTAGGACGAATGTCCGCGCAATTTTTAAGAAACTCGGTTGTAAGCTGCACTGCTTCTGGTGAAAGATCAATTTTGGAATGAAGCGTATCACCAGTGTTTATAACGATGGTATTGTTGGGTGATTTCCGCAGAAAATCATAAAACTTGGCAAATGCCTCACGATATTCTTCGTGGCGTTTGGTCAGTCTAATATGAATGTCCGAGACATGAACAACATAATCGACTTTGTCCAACCCTATATCAAGTTTTTCGTATGTATCTACCATAAATTGTTATTCCAACTTTAATCTGATCATTGACGAAAAGTCAAGCAGATCTGTTTTTTTGATTTGTTCCATTGTCTTGGCGAATCCAAGCACATTTGGATCCTTACCTTCCAATTTCACTATTTTGACTTCTTTGCCTATGCTGCGAATATACTCTGCAATTTTGATTGCGCTGTCCAACGCATCATCATCCAATACAATGTTCACTTCTGGACAATTGCTTTGTATGATTGCCTGTTTGAGCTTCTTGCTCATTGACTTGCCAAACAGTGGAATGGCATTACGCTTCAATGAAATTGCGTCCAATGCACCCTCACACAAATAAATTGGAAAATCAAAGTCCACAAGATTTTCAAAGCCAACAATATCTTTGCTGAACTCACTGTTCTTGTATTTGTAGCCATCATCATAATAGCTGCGACAACTGTAAAAGTTCAAATTGTTATGCTTGTCATATGAAGGAAATACAAGACGATTGGCAAATGGTCCCTTGGCACAATATCCAATATTGTATTTGATGATATCACACATTGTGATCTTGCGCTTTTTTGCATAGTTCATTGCAAGATTATATTCTCTGCTACCATCATTCTCAGCAAGACTTTTGAACTCGGGCATGAGACTTAGGATTTCAGAACTTTCAGTGCTTTCCTGTTTTTTAGTCAATGAAAGAATCTTTGCGTCAAAAACAGAAAGACTATGTTTTGGTGCAGCCGAACCAAAAATATTCTCAACCTTGGTCAGAACATCTTGTCCAACATTCATTCGCTTCAACAGCCAATATATTCCTCTGCCCTTGGCGTTGCACACCCAACAGTGCCAATTATGAGGTTCATCAAGACACACCTCCATCTTCATTTTGTGATGATGGCAAAATGGACAATGATATTGTAAGTTGTTGCCCTTACGCAGTCTACCTGTCTCCTTGAACGACTTGTTCAATAGACTTGTAAGTTCAGATACTTTTAGTGATGACATTTACCATAACACTATACAGGAAATGAATAGTTAGTCAACTTATATTAACCAGCCAAACTCAACACAATGGCATCCCTAACATCTTCCATTCTTTTATCATCATTCCCCTTAGTATTTTTTATAGTCCAAGGAGTCATATCATACATTCTTTCAATACTTTCTTTTACAAATACCTTTGGCTTTACACCTTTAACTCTAGCCGCTCCCAAAGCCTTTTTACGAGCAGTTTGAGCGTGAATAGACTCTACACCCACTTTATAATAGTTTTCAAGTATATAGCTAATTACTGCCTTGTTCTTGACCAATTTAATGATGACTTGTTGAGATGTGCCGCCGCCAGCAAATCCAAACAAACTTTCTTCTATCATTATTTTATCAAATGTATGACCAATTAGGGCTTTAATAATAAGATCAGCTTTTGTGTCATATTTCTCAACGTCGGATATATCAACAAATCCAGCGGCCAATATAATTTTGTTTTCTGTTATGGCCCAACCACAAGTAGTAGTGGACAAATCAAGTCCAAGTACTTTCATATAACCATTATTATTTTATTAAGGAAGGCGACCGCTTGGAGCGTACTTTGGTGTTTCCAGAAAACCTGCTCCACCGTGGTCATTCCAAGTTTTTACTTGGACGGAACGTGTGTCATTGCGAATACCTGCTGGTCCTTGCAATGTTTTGAATTCACCGTCGCCAGCGGCGATATAATCGCTAGATGTAAGACTTGGTTTACCCGCCTTCTTGGCGTCACCATCACCGGATGGTAGACTTGGTGCGGAATTATAACGCTGTACCAATGAGGTAGTTGTAGAAGGTCTTTCGGTTGGTTTTAGTCCGACTGTATGCATATATATTTTCTCCTATTGTTTATTATAAATATACTGTTATGTATCAAAACGGACGACAATGTTTACTGGCCAATCAATTAAATTCTTGATAGGACGACCAAGTTTGCCCACTGCAACAAGTTGATTGTCCTGATACAAACCAACTGTGGTTATATATGGCGCAAGGAAAGAACCTGTAGCATCATATGATGAGCTATATTGATAGTTTAGAAATTCTGGATTGGTGCTCTTTGTGTCAACGCCGCAATATTTGTCTAAATATTTTTGAATATCCACAACATATTTACGAGTTGAATCAGAATCAAGATATGGCGCTATACTGGTTGGATTCAATTGTTGTAGTACATACAGTGCGAACAAATATCCGTCATTCAGATTGATTTCTCCATTGCCATCAATGTCCAATATTCCAGTCTTGTCCAAATTAGCTTCAATGTAATCATATGCTGATTTGGTGAATGCATCAAATGAAGATGTAGTCATTGAGGCGGCATAACTGCTTTCTTGTTGAAGAACATCTTCTGCTTCTGTTTGAAGTAGGTCATTTGCCCACCAACTATAGTCGGTCAATGTATCTTGTTCCAATATCAATCCATCAACATCATACACAAATTCTGCATAGAATTTCTTCATGCGAAGATAACGCATTACAAGATCAACATCCTTGGTATCAACAACGCCATCTCCATTCACATCAAACACCATTGGATATTGTGCAAGTGATGATGGATTTGTACTATAGTTGAATTCTCCGGGTCTTACTGATACCAGATATTCGTGTTCAAATATTGTATGTGTACCACGATAATTCAGTTCAAACCCACGTGACCCAGTTCCCATGAGCATATTTGTGTAGTTTGATCCTGTGTTTGTGATCACAAAGTATCCATTCTTGTAGAACACATTTCCAATGTGAGGATTTTGTTCATACTTGCGAAGATCATACAGATATGCCGAGCCAGAATATGTTGATGGCATATAAAGAGACTGTGATGATTCATTTATGCTGCTGGAGTATGAAGATCCAGTTATGATGTTTACCAACGGTCCACCCACGGCCAAGAAATCAGATGATACTGACAAAGAATATCCATAAATGTTATATGGATGATTCTTTTCCTTGTTGCGGCGAAGTTCACCAGTATTGTTCCATTTGTTTCCAGTATAATCGTAATTGTATATCAATACTCTGCCAAGAACTTCATCATTTGATCCTGTTGATGCATATGAATAATTTTCCAAGATATATGATCCGCTGAATTCAACTGTTCTGCCCAATGTATCTGGCAGAGATGAAACGGCGGCGGTTGTTCCATCAACTGAAACAGCTTTGGCAAAATTATTATCTGTCAAATAATCTCTGTTTCCAAATGTCTTTGTTACCAAATGAAATTGGCTTGATAAGCATTCCGCCACATATCCATAATGATAGAAATAAGCAGCGCCAAGAATAGCTGCGCTACCTGTGTATCCATAATATGGAATATATGCTTTGTCGTATTGGCAACCTATTACCAAGTTCTTGTTGCTGATTGATACACTTTTTCCAAATCTGTTTGATGATATGGTTGAAGTTACATCAACCGAATATTCTGGCTTTGATATGTCCAAATCTCCAGTTGTTGTATCTCCATAAAATCTTTGAACTTGATACCAAGATGCGGTTGGACAAGCGTCAACGGAAGCAGACGAATAAGAACATGTGAACAATGTTGCATAACCAGCGCCAGTCTTGTTTGTACCAGCAATCAATTGATTCATGTCAACAGACACACAATATCCAAAGTTATCACCCACCGCACCTACACTTGAAGTTAATGTGGTTTCATGTTCCCATGTGTAATTACCAGAAACAAATGTTGGTACATAACTTTGTGTTGCATAGTATGAACTCGTGGCCATTTCCTTGCAGAACTCTTCCACAGTGGTCACTTGTTTCCAATATGAACCTGTGTTTATATTCTGGCATGGATATTCAGTGTCCATGTATCTTTTCTTTCTGAATACATAAACAGCACCAATGCTACCGCTATAACCCGGTGCTCCAACCGCCAAAATATCATTATCAACAGCAACGGAAGTTCCAAACTTGTCACCATCACTGTATCCACGTATCAAATTCACAATACCCCAATGATCTGGCCCGCCCTTGTTCTTGTCATACACACAAACATATCCTGGGTACTTGCTCACACTGCATCCAGATCCAGTTGGTGAACCAACGGCCAAGAAATTATCTCGTATTGCAATAGATGATCCAAAACTGTCTTTGAAAATTGTTGCGCCACTTTGTGTAAATGGGAAATTTATCTTCTTGATCAGTCTATGAGAATCTGTGTTCTCGTCATATTTGAATATGGATGCATATCCAAGTCTTTTATCAGACATGCTATAATCATCCATGCTCGAACCCACTGCCAAGTAATTTCTCCATGTACTTATTGCTTCACCAAAATGCTCATTGTCAACTTGGAAAATATCTTGATGAGTCGATGTATTCCAAGCCCATGAACCGCTTTCTGGCGGAACATAAATGACCTGTTGTCCCATCGCCATATACTGTCTTGCATTCGTCAAATCCACAGATTGAGTTGTTCCATTATTGAACACCACATAAAATTCTCCACTTGATGTCACCCAATATGGCGTGGCAAGATATTCTCTTACTGCACCAATTTCTTCAGCAGAAGGAAAATGACCACCCGTTGCATAAAGATTTGTGTAACCGTCATCAAAAACATGCAAAGTGTTATTTGGATCTGAATCATCAACAATTCTTACTGTGTTTGGTACAATCTTCTCGCCCCAAACATTGTGCTTGAGATTCAATGCTACAATTCTATCTCCAATCTTTCTTATTTCCTTTTTTCCAGTTTCTGGATCTTGAGTATAATATTCAACACCAAATATTTTCAATGGGTCGCTTGAATTCTTGTAAAACATGGCATCAGTCAAGTTCCATATGTTTCTGGCATATTTTCCAGATGTGTTTATAGGATCTATACTTGCCTGCCAATATACACTACTTGATGGGAAAAATGACGCACTTGTTCTTATACCATAATTTACTTCACAGCGATTATTATAATAAGTAGGAAACCCATACTTGTCCACAGAAGATGTGTTAATGCTCTGCACAGTCCAATTCTTGAACGTGCTAAAAGGTCTGACTGTGATATCTCCCGCAGAGAACTGCTTAATCATATGGATATAAATATTTGACTGAAGCGGGATTTACCCACCCAATCAAACATCTATTTTGATCTTGATCAAGCACTCGTTGGTGAAGTCTTTCAGCAATGGCTGACTCAACTTCGCAACAGCAACAAGGTCATTGTTGTCGTTATACAGACCAACTGTGGTAATATACACCTTTGGATTAGTGTAAAAGTCGGTGAATCTCAATTTTCCAATATCCTGAGAATTTGATGGATTGTCATTCTCGGAAATAACAAATGTAGGATTGTTGGAGTAATTGTACTCTTGATTTTTCACTCTCACAAAGAAATGTCGCGCTGGCACATATTCAGTCACCCTCGCTTTCATGCTTCCAAATGGAGCACCAAGTGTTATTGCCTTGAACAGCAATGAATTCATTCTTGCAAATTGAGCACCCCACTCGTTTGTTGATGTATTCCAATACAACGAATAACCATCAACTTTTCCAATGAGTTCATGTACTTTCTTTGGATTCAAAATAATCATTCCAAGGTCTGGATACATCAGACCAATACCTTGATAATTTCTTGTTTGAGCGGCACCTGCACTGAGTGTACCTACTATTAGATTATATCTCTTGCCACCACTCTGAACTCCTGTGTCTGGATTGTCACGAGAGTCATCAATTACTGTGATTCTTGTGGCAACACCGCCAACACCAGATCCGCTTAGAGTCATTTCAAATTGTCCCGGATCCAAACGATCCTTGTACTTGGCATTTCTGAATGAGATAGCATAAATGTCATCAGACTCAACACCAGAACCAGAAACCGATGATGTCACAAATGTGAATTTGGAATCGCCAGGAGCAAGCAACAAATTGCGATATTGGTTGTAAATTGCCTTGGTTGGGAAAATCAAACTTCCTTGTGAAGAACCTGTGTCAAAAGCTGAAGATCCAGATCCAGCATAGTGACCATATGAAATAGAGAAATAAATATCAGAGTCAGCCGACCCTGTTGGATAGTCATATACATTCGTATAATACAATCCATTCAATGGTTCGTACACCGACGATGACTGTTGAGTTTGGCGGCTGCTGGTGTAAAAAGATGCCCAACTAGAAGTACCGTCACTCCATAGTCCAGTAGAAACTGGCTGTGTTCTTCCTGCCACTATGTCGGTTGTATCAAATTGCTTGAAAATCATGGCGTTAAATTATTAAGACGTTGATGATCCTTTTACTGTCACTGTCACTGGAATTGTGACTGATCCACCGCTTTCATTTCCTATTACCGTCAAGTTGGTTGATAGGGTTTGTGTTAGTGATGAATTTGGAACAAAACGGAAGCGCAGACCCAAGCTAACTTGTGCCGTGGTAGACGATACATCACCGATGAATGTTGGGATTGTTGCGTTGGTAACATTCTGAAGTTGTTCTCCGATTATTGTTCCAGCAGACTTGTTCGCCAAAATTGCAGTATATCCAAGTGTTGTGTTGTATACTGGATTTGTGGAAGGAACAATAACGACTTCGCCCTTGTAATCTTTGTCCACATAAATGGCACTTTGACCAAGAGAGATGATAGGAATAGATGTTTGACCAGAAGGCAGTGTGACAAGCTTGTATTTCAACAACTGAGTTTCATCTGTGAAGGCTTCGAACACAGGAGTGTTGCGAATTGCCAAGTCATAATAGGCAGAACCCTGTGGGTGGTTTGGTTGATACAAACGATAGTCAATTTCATCATCGGCCAAAGCATATGACGTAATATTCAAACCGCCATTTGCTGCGAGTAGTTCTCTACCCTTTTTTGTCAGCACCGCATCTACGGTAATAATCTCATTATTGATGTACGCCATATAGTGTTACTTTCTCAATAAATATATATCTAAATACTTTTTTTACTATTTTTAGACCGTTTTTGTTTCGATTGGATCAGTATTGTCCAATAGTCCTGTAGTTGGGTCTACCGTGGTTTTTTTATTCTGGCTTCCTTTTTTCCATTTAAACCGCGTATTTGTGTTGTCGTATGAGTTTATTTCCTTTAAGGAGAACTGTTGATTGCTGTATTTGTAATGGTTGGAGAAGTATCCATTGAGCAATGTTGCATTATATGGATAATTTTGCATGCTGTATGCTTTTCTGTAATCGAATGCAGATGCAAGTGGTCCGAAGAATGGTCCTTGGGTAAGATATCTGAATGAATCAAATACTGAACTTCCATCCGTTGTATAGAATGTTGTGGAGAATTTTGTAAGATTTATTGTGGCAGGAATAAATCCATTTATTACTCCTTCAAAGTACCATACACCAGATTGGTATGTAAATTTACCACCATATTGAAGTGGGTATGAGGAAACGTATGTGGCACGGATATTTATGCCCGGATTCTGTATGTTTCCTTCTCCAGCCGCTCCTATTATTGCACCAGTGAGCACGCCATCTATGGTATGGCTTGATGATATTGTCGTATAGTAATATCCATTTCCGCCACCAGGGTCAAAACTTATGCTTCCACTGAATGATGATGTTGTTATGAATGAACATTCTGTGGTGTATTCTGTCAGCACGGGCAGTTTTGCCAAATTTATCTTTTGGTAAGAACTTGTCACAGTCTGAACAGTTCCATTCAAATTTACATTCTTCTCATAATCGTTCAGTTCATTTTTTGGAAGGTTGTATTTGTTGTATACCTGATATTGTTTCTTGATTGTAAGAACATCGGCGCGATAATAATCACCATTGTAGTATGTGATTCCATTATCAGATGAAACGGCAAACCCATATTGATCTTCGTCACTTGGGAAAAATACCTGATTGACATCATTCAATATTGATCTTCCCGTCGTCTTGACATCCAATGAATCTTCCAGTTTTGGAGATTGAGTAGCCTGTATGTTTCTGTTGGCGTCGATTGGTGCTTCTTTTTGTGGAATATTTTCTCTTACCAACGGCTTGAGTGCAATCTTTGGTCTTTCAAGTATTGAAGGTTCGACAAGTATGCCATCAACAAGGGTTGCTCTGGCTGGCACAATTGAACGAATATATTTGAACATCGCCTTATCAAAATAGAATCTAACAATGTTCATGAAGAACTGATAATCTATGTTTCCAAATCCTTGATCGTAGAATATCTGTCTGAATTTTTCAAATCTTGCATACGATGATTCATATACTGTTGATGGGTCACCGATCAGTTCACTTAGTGGATATTCACCAAAGAACTTTATGATCTCTGTGTTTTGAATTTCGGATGGCGAGAAGAAAAGTCCTAATCTATTTGAATCAACGGAAACAAGCTGACTTGATTGCAGTGAAGATCTTTCTGTGGATGAAAGAGGCGCGGCAAGTTCCTGATCAACATAATTGATTTTGTTGCTTCTGAATTTGCTTGATCCATAATCAGGAAGTTTTACGGTTTGGCGAGTGTCTTTTCTGCTGAATTGGTATGGGAACCCATTAACCATTGATGGATCGCATTCGGAATTTTGAACTGCGGCCACAAGACTTTGTGGGAAATTGAACACGGTGAATGTTGGAAAATCTTTTCTGAACGCAAGATTGTTCAATGATGCGCTTGTGCTTGTGTCGTACAAGTCAACGGGTCTTTCGAACGAAATTCTTACCAGATTTTCCGCTATCATTTTCTCTGGAGAATTTCCGTCATATGAACTTTGATGTAGTGTATGACTTTCAAATCTAGTATCATCCAATGGAAGTTCCCACAGTTTTATCTCATCAATGTTTCCAAAAAATGCTTCTGGATCAACATTAAGCGATGCGGTATTTTGATTATAGTTTCCTACATAAACAAATGAACCAGATCTGAATTGAGTATTATAGCTTCCACTCAAATACTGGCTGGCGGTTGCTTCAAATGTTATTCTGGCATCCTCTGCACGCTGTGCAATGATGTCATACTTTATTGGATATTGGTCCACTTGAGATTCTGTGAATCCATACAGCGAATAATTTACGGTTGCATCATTGCGACGAACCATTGCGTGATATGTGTTTCCATCAAAGAACGGAGCTTTGTCCGTCATTATGGTCTTAACAGTTCCACTTCCATTGTCTATGCTGAAGAATAATCTTCCCCAATCCTTGCCCTTGTCTCTGTATACTCCAACCACCCAACTGTTTGGACAGTTAACCAATCTAAACACATTTCCTTCCGTGCTTGTGTTGGTAGGATCAAATGAGAAATTCAATTCAAGTGTTTGTGCGCTTCCTGTCCAATTGAACTTGAAATATTCACCACTTCCACTGAAATATGGCTCGTATTTTACTTCATCCAACACATACAAAGTGGTGTCCTGTAAATTATGAACATCTTGTATTCCGCCGTATTCCTTTAACTTGATAATGTTCTTTGGAATACCAAAGCATGAAAGCAAAGATGAAAGTGAAGCCTCTGTTCCTTTTGTCTTGTATATGTAAGGAAGGGTATTGAGAATTCTCTTCCAGATTATTTGATTTCTTTGCTTTTCAGATATTGATCGCGAAAGATCATACAAGCTGCTGTTTGCGTCAAAATCATTTTGTGAAAAATTCGACAACAGTAATGGAAGATTTTCCTTGGATATTTCAGCGTCCCATCCCAATGATGACAGCATATCTTCCACGATGTCAACTGATATTCCATAATTTGGACTGCTGGAATAGTTGTTCTTTTCTGTGATCTGTTTGATGAGCAGCGATATGTTATCAAAGAAGTGTCCAATCATTCCAACAAACAGAATATAATCCTGATTCTGTTCCGCGTCTTCAACAATAAACTGTGGAAGATTGTTGATCAGTGAATTTCCATTGTTACGATCAAACAGTGAGGCTGAAGCATCGTGATCAGCATACCATGCTGGATTGTTGTATAGGAATTTTTCATAACCATCCATTGATCTTTCCAAAGTGTCTATCTCATTATTGGCGTCGGTCTTTTCCTTGATATAGAATTGATCGCTTGGATTTTCATTTATCTTCTGCTGCAATTCATTTATGTTTACATACAAGTCATCAATCTTTGATTTTTTGACCGCAAAAGCATCAACTCTTAATTTGGCGGACGAGAAGTTTATGAAATTTTCAAAATTTCTATAGTTGGTGTTGTCAACAATGGTCTGTGAAGGAGCAAGAATCTTGGAAAGCACTTCGTTGTAAGCACTGCCAGTTTGGGCAATCAATTGCTCCATAGAAAGTGCTTCAGTGGAATTTCCTTGGCTTTCAATTCTTACAAGAAAGTTTGGTCCGCGCAAAGGAATAGTCTGTATTACGTTTGAAGTAAAGTAATATAGGTTTTGAACAATTGGTAGGAATCCAAAATTATTTGTTATCCAAGCATCATCTCCTACTTTTACATCTGGTGGAATTGGCGAAGACAATTTCAGCGCCAACTTGTTGTGGAATTTTGGATCAGTTGATGGAATTATCTTTCTGCTTAGTATTGAAACATTTCCTCCGCCAAAATTCAAAACATTCTTGAAATAGCCAAATAGATCAACCTCTGTCTTGACCTGAATTCCATACATGCTTGGATAAAAGATGGAATTGTAGTATATTACCTGCAAGAAATCTATGATCTGATCATATTCAGGCGGCTTGGAATTCGTGATTCTGTTCAACTCCTGATCAACCACAAATTTGAAAAGGCTGTAATAATAGTCGCGTATGTCTTGGAATGTGACACCTGTTTCGTAATTGCTATATAGCCAGTTTTTGAACTGGTCATAAATTCCAACAATATCATTTACTGCTACTTGACCATTGCTGCGAAGGTTTCCTTTTCTTACGCCATAATAAACATCGGTGATGAATGATATTACGTCCAAATCAGAACTTGATTCTTGTGCTCTGTTGGTGAATCCATAATAGAATTTCAACAATTCCGCGCCTTTTGGATCTGATTTCTTGGCGGCATAATATACGGTGTATATTTCTGGCGACGCTATTGAATTCAGAAGTTTCTCACAAACTTCCTTGACTTGAACTTGTTCGTTGGAGAAAATATCAAACTCATTGTTGATCTTGTCTGTCATTCCTGCCAAGTTTTTTGGAATGAGTGCGATTTCATCTCTGCTGTTTGATATTGTATCAATCAATAATTTTTCACTTGGAGACTCTGAGCCGACAATGTTTCTCAGAAGCTCTATGGTAACTTTGTAGTTTCCATCAGACACATTCAAATTGCGCATTGCCGATGATACATCAAAGAACAACGAGCTTGTTTCAGATACAAATATTGGAGTATTTGAATTGAACTTCTTGTAATCATATGTGATGTAGTTGTTTCTTACATCATAGAATGATTGAGTATAGTCCTTGTATGTTCCGCCAAAATATATGAAAGAGGATGTTACCGCCGTATCATCGAAGTTATATACGGAGAATTTTACAAAATCCTTATCGCTTTCTCCAAATGGAAAATTGTAGAATCTTATTCCTTCAGTGTAGAATGACAAATCTTCCTCCGTGAACACAGATCCAAATCCAAGAGAGGATGTTGATGAAGATATGTACTTTATATCCGTTAGATTCATAGTTCAGTAAATTGCACAGAATTTTTTGTTTCCACCTTGGAAGGAATATACACCGCATTTTCCAATGGAATTGTTATGGCGGATGAATACAACTTTCCTTTTACATTCTCAATGACAAGATTACCATACTCGTCTATATTCGGAATGATTGAACCACTCTGATATAGCTTCTGTATGTCATCTTGATTGTATCCTGATAGATATGGATTGGCGTTCATCTAGAAACCTTGAATGCAGTTGGAACTGGGAAGGTCAAAACAGAGCCGCTTTGTTCGGTGCGAATTTCCACCTTGAAATATCTTTCCATTGGAAGACCGCTCGTATCCAACATGAAATAATTTCCGCTGCCATCAAAGCTTAGTCTGGTATAATCATCATATGGGATGATTGTTTCTTCACTCTCCGCGTCCTTGATTTGATAATAGCTTGATGATGGAAGATAATATGGGAACAAATAATCAGATGCTTTGTTGGTGAATGTCTTTACTGGATAACGCTTTCTGGCTGTAACATCCATTCGCACAATAGATCCAAACTTATATTCAGCCGACATGTTTTTCATGTTTACCACACAATCTTTGATTTGTATTGGGTCCGTACTTCCTGTAATGAACACAGAATCATGCCAACACATATCCAAATATGGAGAATGTACGGTATTAGTTTCCTTGCTGAAGAATTTCAATGATCCATAATCAATGGAGCTTGATTCGTCACCGTGCATAAGAATGAGTCCGTTGTTAACCAACGACCCACTCAACCAAGCATACACCATGTTGGAAACATCCATTCTGACATCTCCACTTTCATAATCAAATGTTTGACCCGCGCCATATGAACCAGTGGTTGGAACAGTACTTGATGTAAAATACCAATTTTCATATGAAGGCTGAACATAACCAGACCCACTGCCAACAATTCCAACCGCAGATCCGCTGACCAAACTTGATGTTATCCACCAATTTCCTCCACCTGTGCAATCAACCAATGATCCACTCATCCATTTTTCAATGTATCCATCTGAAAATTTCCATGTTACTCCATCTGGTGTGGTTGTTCCATCATATTTGTATCCTGTTCCCATTATCCATGATTGTGATACTGGATATGCCGCCAATGAATACTTGGTAGGTACTTCCACACTTTCACAAATCTTGAGATTAAGGTAAAATCTTGGATTTATTGGCTTGTTTGGATCACTTGATGCAAGCGATGCTGAAATTGTTGACAAGTCAAAATGAAGAAGTGCTCTTGACAATACTGCACCCGCTGATGGAGAATTCTTGTACACATATGAACTTGATACTACTCTTGGATCTGTAGATCCAGAATCATATGATGCAGACATTGAGCCGCTGAGAAGTTCGATGCTTGAACTGGTATATCCAACTTGAACGATATATGAACCCAAGCTGGCACAACTGTTGAATGAAATGCGCTTTTCAACTTCCAAAATCTCATCCAACCCAGTATTCTTGAAAATATACGCTGGGTCATTGCTTATATATGCGTCTTTGCTTGGATATGAGAAATAGTGCATAGTTTTATAAATCAGCTTACGCGGCCTACTATGTCCTTTGATGGGAATTTCACCTCAAACACACTAGGATCTATGGAAGGATATACCACCTTATCAAGTGTGGCTTTTTCAATGTCATACTCGTATGGAGAATAATCACCATCACGCAGTGTAAGATTCTTGATCTTCAATGATGATACAGACTGAACTCCATCAACTTTGGCAATTTCCAATTCAAGTCTGCTCAAATTAATTGGCTGGCAGAACTGAACATTGTTGATATCAAAGAATTTCTGAACAAGTGATATGCAGTTTGCCAATACTTCTCTCTTGTTGTAATTCTTGTATGCAATAATGGTAAAATCAACACCGATATTTATGATATATCCGTCAAGAAGATTCACACTGTCAGTCAGCATACGATATTGATTCAAATAGTTCTTGAGATTTTGACGAATTGCCTCATTCGTCGTGATCAAATTCTGATTTGTATTATATCCAAGCAAATATAGATTGATTGCAAAGGAGTTTGGAGTCTGCAATGTCTTGTTGTTTGTTGCAGATGGAGAAAGTGAGCTTGTTACATCTGACTCTGGTTGTATTTGAATGTTTTGAGGATTCAATTGTGCATCCGACACCGCCCATGCTTTTGCCACCGATCCAAATTTTGAAGGCATTGCATATGCTCTGATGACATAATCTTTTTGCGTCACTGCTCTACCTTGTGCCGCGACACTGGCAAGAGCATTGTTTCGTATTTCATCGTTTGTTTCAGCATTTCTGCCACCAGTTGCAGGAGAAGGATTATTTACCTTTATGGACTTTCTGACCAATGTGGTCAAATTTTGTTCAAACACAGGAAGCTCTGTTATATCACCAAAGAAATCAACTCCTGTTACATTCTTTATGGAATTTGCATTAACATTGCTGGTTATTCCACCACCAGTGACATAGCGAACGGTCAATGATGTGTTGGAAGGTGCTTGACCAAATGCTCTGGATGAAAGGAAGTTGGAAGGATCATATGTCGCCGTTTCATTCTTGAATGTTGATACTTTTCCAACCGTGTATACATTCGGAATAACAATTTCATCATCAGATACATTGGTACCTGAACCAAATTCCATAAATGTGGTATTGTCGGCATTAACCCCAGTCACAAATCTTTTTGGCGTTCTCAAATATCTCAATAGAAAAGGAACGGTATCACGATATGTTGATAACGCGGAATCATTCTTGAATATGTTTTCACTTTCAATAGGAACAAGATCTTGAGCAAGATAATCTGTCTCATACCATCTGTTGCCATCAGAATCATATACATCCATGACTTCAATTACATTTGTATCTGAAAGATTAACTTTGAAAAATGGAACTGGTGATGAAACTGATACTGTGGTCGTTGATATTTGACCAGAAAATGCACTTACGGTCTTTTTCAAAACATAAAATTCAGGTTGTCCCGCAGCATTTCTTTGATATACAGAAATTTCCAATGGATCATTTTTGGTATCAACAGTGAAATCAACAGGTACACTGGTCAAGAATGGAACACCAGAATCGCTGCTGCATGCCATCCCCGGCTTTATGATCTGAGCATATTTCATATCTGGAGATATGCTGCCATCTTCATTGATTTTTGAAGGAACAAGTTGATACACATCCAACTTTGTGAAGCTTGGTGTGCTTGGCTTTGTCTTGTATCCAATAGATCTTGCCGCATCAATGATATTTTGGCGTTCTTCTGCGTTTACAAGCATTGACTCTTTAAACTGATAATCAATGTAGTATGAAAGTACATCACCAACATATGCCGCCATTTCAATGAACATCATTCCTGTTGATGCATCGCTGAAATCCTTGTATGTATTTGGATAATATGTCTTGGTGAACTCAACCAAGGATTGTTTCAATTGCGAAAAATCCTTATTAAGATATTTGACATCTTTTTTGCCCGGCTGAAATGATTTTGGTGTGTCTAATATCATACGTTGGTTGTGTTCATGTCAACTTGCAAGGTCTGCTCATTTGTTATTCCGACAATTGGAACAGTGTATACCACGGAAACATTTATTCTGTGTTGTGAACTGTCGCTGTCTCTGTCAACATCAACAGATTCAACATTCACATAGTTCATCCATCTTGATATATCTTTTCTGATGGTTGATTCTATGATTTGACCAATATTTTCAACATTGTTTTCAAACAAAACATTCCATAATCCAGAACCAAACTCTGGATTCATTCTTCTTTCGCCCTTTTTTGTTCTCAACAATAAGTTCAAATTACTTTTGATTTGTTCTCCCACACTGTAACTTTGGTTGAAATAGCCGCTAGGCCCATGTGTTATGGGTAGGGTTATTCCATAAGGTTGTGCGGTTGATGTTGCCATTATGGTCTTTTAGCTTTTGCCTTGGCGTCGATTGCTTTTAATAGCGTAGAATAATCTCTAGTCATCGCGGATGCAACGGCGGCAACTTCTTTATTTTCTGCCAATACTTGTTTTGGCAAACTTTGAAGCGCATCTATTGCAGAAGGTGCTGACACAGATTCTTCTTGTGGTATTCCTCCGACAGTTTCATTCAGAATCTGATTCAAAATTGGATTTGTTGTGAATGTTTTTGGTGCTTGAACAGGAGATGGTGTTGCCACTGCACGTTTTGTAACAAGCGGTTGTTCCGTTGGCTTTTTTGTTTCCAACAATGAGTTTGAATTCTGTACCATCTTTTCGGCCAAAACTTCCATGAGAAGTTGAGGAAGTGCGTTATTTACTTCTTCCTTTACTAGAGTTCTTATAATTTCTACAAGTTCCTGCTTTTTCATATATATTATAAATATAATCGTGGTTCAATTTATTGTTATGTACCCCCACCAATCTTTGGTAAAGATATATTAGGGGCTGTTGGTAATTTTGGTGTCAAAGAGTTAGTAGATGGTAGTTTATTTGTCAGCGATCCTGCGTTCGGGAGCTTACTTGTTAAACTTGATGCATTTGGGAGTTTGCTGGTGAGTGAAGATGCGTTTGGAAGTTTATTGGTCAGCGACCCAACGCTTGGTATTTTTGAAGCTAACCCAGCGGCACCAGCCGCAGCAGCGCCAAGAGCACCAGCACCGGGAATTTTTGAAGTAAGAGATGCGATATTTGGCATTCCTTTTGGAGCACTAACTAAACTTCCTAAGCTTCCAATTGTCTCTGATGAAAAATTTGGCTTTTTGACACCAGATAATATTCCATCAAGTCCTTTTGGCTTTGGAATGTTTACCTTTGGAACATCAACTTTTGGAAGTTCGACTTTTGGCAAATCAACTTTCGGTAAATTTGGCAAATTTGGTTTTGGAAGACTTGGTGCATTTATTTTTGGAATATCCACTTTTGGTACATTTGGGATAGATGGTACCGATGGAACAGACAAATTTGGCGCTGGTATTTTTGGTATAGAAAAATCTGGCATATATCAATCCTCCGATAATGTTCCACCATCATATCCGGGCGCACCCCCTCCACCAACCGTGAACACTCTTGTACTCATAAGGGTCGGTAAAGAATCACGAAGTTCAATCAATTGCTGCTTCATGGTTCTTAATTGAGATGCATAATCCTTCATCTTGCTTGACCAGCTTGACATTGGCGGCTTTTGCATGTCCTTATGACTATCAATATCATGAACATGTTGCGCATGCCAATTTTCAGCCTGATCTATGAGCAAATCTGTCTGTGCAATGATCCAATTGCACAACTGATACATCCAAAACACACTGGTTCTACCCAATAATACTGGTTCATCCTCATCTCCATACGCTCCAAGATATATTTTTGGAGAATTTATGGTGGTTTGTGCATTTGTTGTCATCACAATTTGCTTGTGTGCATCAACTGTAAATTCATCGTCGGTCACCATTGATAATCTTTTCTTGGAAAAGTGAAAAGTTTCATTAGCCTTTGATGAAAATATGAGTCTATCACTGTTTATTACGACCTGATCCCCATCCAATGTAGGATATTCAAAATCAGTTGATCCTTCGGGAGAATAATTTGGCTGTTCCTGCGGTATTCCCATTTGAAACATTATCTTTTTTGTTGCTTCAATGAAGTTCGATATGGTTTTACCACTTGTAAGATGTACTGAAGATCCATCAAGATTTATATCTTCGGTTGTATATCCCTTGGCAGTTTTTCCTTGATCAGTTGTGACGGGCGCTTGCCGATTTCTTATGAGAATCATTGGGTTTCCGCCGCCATCTTCATAATCATTCAACCCATTATCATTTTCTCTATTATCATCATATGCACCAAATCTTATAGTAGATCCAAATCTAGATTCCAAAATGGTATCGCCTTCATATCGTTTTAACATTCTGATCTTTGGATTAAACTTGAAGTAATACCCAAGTATACCAGTATAATTTGGTCCACCGGCATAATTCAACTTGGATTTTGGTCCTTCATATGGCTTTTCAGTATACTCATTTATGTTCTCGTCAACTTTTCCAACAACTCTTTCTGTTATGAAAGATGCATTTGAATTTATGATAGAATTAAAATTCAATTTTCTGCTGTAATAAAACTTACCCAAATATATGCCAACAATGACCGTTTCATTCATTAATGGCCATTCTGTTATTCCGGTGCATTCTATTGGGTATGCCCAATTAAGTTGTTCTTTTTTCTTGTTTCTTTCTGAATTTAAGAATCTGAATTTTATGCACCCGATTCTGCCATAATCTTCAGTTCCTTCTTCAACTTCGCTACCATCCATGTTTGGAGGCATTGCACCTGCCATAACGGCATTATTTTTTACCAATGGATGATTTTCATCTAGCACAACATCCAACACCACCGCCTCCTCCAGTTCATAAAAGAATGCACTGTCTGGCTTTCTTTCCAATACAAAACGTTTCGACGCAAGCAAGTCGTCTTGTTTTACATTCAGATCACTGCGACGTTCTGCATTTACATATGCCATTATGATCTTTCGTCGGTTGGTTGTTTAATTTTTTGAACAGGCTTTGCTGCCTCTTCTATAACACTCATAAGCTGCTTCTTTTCATCGTCGGTCAATATTCCACCATTTGAATCTGCTTCCGCACCTGCTCTATCTGCCATCAGTCTTTGGACGATTGCTGCCAATTTAATCAATTGCTCATCATTTCTTATGCCCGCGTCAAAATATTCTTTGAGCAATGGGACTATTGTGACAGCATCGTTCACAGTCTTGATCATATCTTTTAGATCCGTGATCAATACATCCAATTGTTGCTTTTTTTCTTCTGAATTGCTTACAATATCCTTGCATAAAGAAGCAAAGCTTTTTCCCTTATACAATTCATACTCAGAAGTTTCCATACACTATAAATAGTCTGGATATATATGTTTTAGATGACAATGGTACCACGGTTCAAATATTCACTTTTTATATCTGATTGTGGCTTTGCCATGCGATTTATTACTTTGGTAATATGCTGAGTTTGGCAATCTGCTATTTCACGTATATACAAATATAGTGCTTTTTTGTTGAATACATCAATACGATCTGAATTTCTAAAAATCTCAATCACGGCATTGGCGATTTTTAGATCACGTTCTTTGGTAAAATGCTTGCCTACATTTTTATCCCAATATTCAACCATGAGTCGTATAAATTCACGAGTTTCACTTTCTTGTTTCTCGTGTTCTGGTTCAATAACAAACTCACCAGACTCCCCAACTTGTTCACATATTTCTACATGCTTTTTAAAACGACGATATGTGGTGTTATTGTCTAATATAAACCAATGTTTTGCCACAATACTGAAATAGCTAAACGCCTTTCCTTTTCCTTTCTCATATTTGGCGATATTAGCCACCATATGAGATATAGCCTGCTTTTGAATTTCAAGTGGGCTTACATCCGCATAACTAAATTTGAACGTATTATAAACGTTCTCAGCGATCTTTGAAAATGCGGCCTGAATCTTGTCGTTGTAAATGCGATCTTTTTCCCTTGGATTATCAGTTTCATTATATGCCACAATAGCATCCTCGGTATCTTTTGTGAAATACACATTTGATGTTTTTTTAGGAGCACCATCGACCGTATTTTTGTTTTTTCTTCCCTTTGGCCTACCGCGCCGTCTTGTTAGAGGATCTTGTATTGTAGAAAATTCAGTGGGAAGTGTAGCTATTTTAATAACTTTTTTCTTCTGTATTTTTTTCGTCTTTTTAATCGACTTTGACTTTTTTGCCAACTTTTTTGCCGATTTAATATTTTTTTTACGTTTCTTCATGTTTTATTTTATACGTTCACTGAATTCTTTGGATATTCTTACTAGCTCTGTGAATACAAATCCAACGTCGTCGTCTTTTTCAAACAAATTCCTATCATCCACGGCTTTCATTCTATTATACACTTCGTCCACTTCACCTCGAAAGAATCCCAACCATTCTTCATAGGTTTCTATTTTCTTAATCATGTTGTAACATGCATAACCAAGCGCACATGTCGCGATGAAAAATATAACCAACAACGTCCATAGTATCCACATAATTTTATTCCTCGTCTATTTCTTCCTCACTATCTGTATCCTCTTCATTTTCGTATCCTAGTTCTTCGTTAATAATGGCCAACGCATCTTCAACGCTGGGCCAACTACGATATTCTAGGGCATATTCTAATAATTGCTTTACCTCTTCAAGATTATCAGTATTGATATTCATGTTTTGTTTTATAGTATTTTCCATCCATCACTCAAAAGCTCTTCGGCTTTCTTGTATTTTATATATTGTGTTTCTCCATTTTTTTCTACCATTACTTTATCGTTTCTTCCATATTTTACTTTTTTTTCAGATGGAGGATTATATCTCACACCTTCGTCGGTCATAAGAACACCGTTTAGATGATCTACTTCGTGTTGTACACATACGGCTTCTAATATTCCATAGTCACTTCTTACGGATTCTTGTGTAATTGGTTCAACTTCTGGTCCAAATGGAATTGGATTTGCGTGATTCAATGTTGAAACAGTAACTTTTGTAGAACGAACTGTATTTGTCAATTTGCCGGGCAAACTCAAACAGCCTTCTGTGAATACGAGTTTTTCTTTGCTATATTCCGTTATTGTTGGATTCATGAGAACCAATGGATCTTTGTCCTTCTTGACTCTTATGACGGAAACAGACTTTGGTATTCCAATTTGATTGGCGGATAAACCAAGTCCGTTTGATAGCTGATCCAGTGCTTCTATTAGTTGCTTGGCAATTGCTTCGCCTTCTTCAATTGATGCTACTGGTTCAGTCTTCTTATGTAGATAATCCTTGTTTTTGACAATTTTGTAACTCATATATATGATTGAGACTTACATATATATGCATAAATTTATTTTTGTCAATGTATAATAAATAATTTATTGTCTTGCGTGAATTTTTCCGTTGTATATTCCGTGCGGAACTACTGGTGGCGGCGGAGGCGTAGATTCAACAATTACATCTTCTACAACTTCAATCGGGACTTCGGTTGGTGTTGGGCTAGGTGTTGGCGTTGGGCTGGGTGTAGAGCTAGGTGTTGGTGTTGGCGTTGGTGTTGGCGTGTCTGTTGGTATTTGGGCAAATATTTTCGTAGAATCTGGTGTAACAATCGTTGGGCTACTTGTTGTTGCCGAAATTACATCATGTGTTTTCTCAATATCATTATTTTTTTGTTTCTTATTCTTATCTTTTATCAAAGAATTAAATGCTAGTATCAAACATATAGCCAACGGGTCAAATACCGCCATGATAGACCATATGAAATAATTTACAGCTTTTTCCAATGGTATTCCGAGACTGTTTGCGATAAATTTAAATGTGCCGACATCAGTACCAACAATTTTTTCTTGCGTTTCTGTGTTTTGAATTCTGATAACTTTTATGTTTTCTTGGTACTCTGAAATTTTCTTCTTTCCTTTTTCTATGGACTCTTCCTTGGTTTTGTTCAGCGATGAAATCTTGTCGTCCATTTCTTTGTTGTATAATGCAACGGATGCTTCTATGTCAGATATTTCCTTCTCTATGTTCTTTATACTTGATTCTATTTCTCCTCTTTGTGACTTGTTTCTATTTTCAATTGATGATACGCGGTCATTATATTCCTTTACTTGAGACGCATATTGTTCTCTCAATTTTGATATTCTATCCTGAGAAGCTTTGATTTGGGCATCTATATCCGATCTTTCCTTTGCTTGTCCTTCCTTGACTACTCTTGCTTGATCCAATCCACTCTTCTTGAACAAGTTTCCCGTTCCTTGATCAATCCATTTTTGAACTTCCTTGTCCAATATTTCCAATCTTGAATTATATAGCTTTATTTGCTCAAGCTCTCTTGATATGTCATTATCAGTTGATGATTTGGAAAGTTCCAATGCTTGTTTGGCGGCGGCTATATCAACAGATGCATCTTGATTTGTGTTTGATGCTTTTCTTATAGCTTCTATTCTTTGGTTTCTCTGTACTACAAGTTGTAATTTTTGTTCTATTGTTTTCTTCCTATTTTCTTCAGCCGCTTTTATTTCTTCCGCATTATAATCCGATTTCTTTATTAACTCTATTTCTTTTTCAAGGTCTGCTATTTTTGAATTGTTTGATTCTATTTGATGCTCATATCCTTTTACCGCAATGTTGGTTGAAGTGTATCCTGCGCTCAAATACCCATATATTCCTATTGAAGTTATGCCCATCAGAAATATTGTGGCAATGACCAGATATGTCTTTAGAAGAAATCCAATTTCATCCCATTTTTGTTTTAAAAAAGTAGCGGTGATGAGTTTTCCAACTTCAAGCGCAGTTCCCATCACTATGATTGATATACCCCCACCAACAAACAACATCTTAAGACCAATAATGCTAAAATACGCCCCACACGCAGAGATAGCTATTGCGCTCAAAAGCACTAGAAATGCAAAAATATTCATTTTAAAATAAATATCATATATACAAAAAAACAGCCCCCGATTTCTCGGGGGCTGTTAGGGATGACGGACTCATCATCCTCCACCAGTCAGTTTGTGGACCCACTGACAACCATAACCTTTTTAGCTTACTACTTCTGGTTCGATTGGATCTTCTGGAGTTCCTTTCCCACCATTGGACTTGTTCTTGTAAACAAGCTCTCCGAGTTTGCTAAGTTCAGAGATAGCATCTTTCATTTTTCCAACATCACCACTCTGTAACACTTCCTTGCCTTTGTCAATACCTTTTTGAATTTCGGTTTTGACAGAATCTTCAAAGTTACCATCCTTTAGTTGCTTTTCCCAACCATAGACAATGTTATCAAGAGAATTCTTGGTCTCAAGATTTTCCTTGAGTTCTTTGTCCTTATCAGCATTTGCTTCTGCTTCTTGCTTCATTCTTTCAACTTCTTCCTTTGAAAGACCAGATGAACCTTGAATGGTAATATCTTGAGCTTTACCCGTTCCAAGATCTTTTGCAGAAACATGAAGAATGCCGTTTACGTCAATGTCAAATGTCACTTCAATTTGCGGAGTACCTCTTGGTGCAGGCGGAATACCGTCCAGTTTGAAGTTGCCAAGACGCTTATTGTCCTTGCTCATTGGACGCTCACCCTGTAATACAACAATATCAACAGAAGGCTGATTATCGCTGTATGTGGAAAACACTTGTGACTTCTTAGCGGGAATGGTTGTGTTACGAGGAATCATTGCCGTTGCAACATTTCCCGCCGTTTCTATCGCAAGTGTGAGAGGAGTAACGTCAAGCAACAATACATCATTGACTTCACCCTTTAACACACCACCTTGTACAGCGGCACCGACTGCCACAACTTCATCTGGATTTACACCTTGGTTTGGAACTTTGCCACCAAACTTCTTGGCATAATCCACAACCTTTGGCATTCTGGTCATACCACCAACAAGTACAAGCTCATTGAGTTCGCTATTTGATACACCGGCATCCTTCAAACAATTCTTATATGGAGCATCCATTCTTTCAAACAACTTTTCGCAGATCTGTTCCATCTTTGAACGAGAAATTGTCATATTCAAATGTTTTGGACCAGATGCATCTGCTGTGATGAATGGAAGGTTTACATCATATGATGTTGCAGAAGATAAAGCAATCTTGGTTTTTTCGGCTTCTTCGCGCAGACGCTGCAATGCCATATTATCTTTAGACAAATCAATTCCATTTTCCTTTTTGAATTCAGCAGCCATGTAGTCCATGATTGCTCTATCCCAATCATCACCTCCAAGGTGGGTGTCGCCGTTCGTGGCTTTGACTTCAAATACTCCGTCCCCAATTTCGAGAACGGTAACGTCAAACGTACCACCGCCAAGGTCAAAGACGGCGATTTTCTCGTCCTTCTTTTTGTCTAGACCATAGGCTAAGGATGCTGCGGTGGGTTCATTAATGATACGTAGAACTTCCAAACCAGCAATAGTGCCAGCATCCTTGGTAGCTTGACGTTGAGAATCATTGAAATATGCGGGAACTGTGATAACCGCCTTTTTGACTGACTGTCCCAAGTAAGATTCGGCATCAGCTTTGATTTTACCAAGAACAAATGCGCCAATCTGTTGTGGAGAGTATTTTTTGGCTTCTCCGTTTTCTATTACTTCAATCCAAGCATCTCCATTTGGTCCTTCAACGACCTTGTATGGAAGATTCTTGATTTCTTCCTGTACTTCGTTGAACTTGCGACCAATAAGTCTCTTGGCTGAAAAAATTGTATTTTTTGGATTGGTCACAGCTTGTCTTTTAGCAGCCTGAC